CTGAGGGGTGAAATTGTTCGATATCATAAAATGGCTATGATGCGAACTATATTTTCTCTTATTGCCGCCATGACTGGAGTTTTAATTTTTCTCAAAGTCTTTGGTTTTATGTTTGCGCCCTCGTAGCATAACTGGATAATGCAACAGACTTCTAATCTGTAGATTGCAGGTTCGAATCCTGCCGAGGGTATTATTTGGTTGTTTTTTTTCATCGCTTTGGTTATTATTCTGTGTAACAGTCTGTCCGGTTAATAGGAGAAAAACAGCATGGGGATGGGTGGAAGCGACAAGAGATTAATAGTAGACTGTGATGGAGTTATAGCGGATAAAGATCACGGTGGCATATATGCGAATGCTGGCCCATTACAGCACGGCATTGACCAAGTAAACAAGCTGTATGATATGGGATATGAAATCGTATTATATACAGCGAGATATGGCGACAGGGAAAAGGGTAATATTAACAGACAATACGAAAGAGGTTACAGAGAGTGGACCGATTGGTTAGAAAAACATGGGGTTAAATATCACCACGCTTTCATGGGCAAGATTGCTGGAGTTCTCTACATAGACGATAAAGCAGCGAGAGTCAACGGTGATAGTGAAGATGGATGGGGAGATGTCTGGAAAGAAATAGATGACCTTACAGGCAGAGATAGATACGGAAGAAAGATTGTATCGTGAAACTAGATCATATCGCCTATCGTGTAAAGGATAGACATGAGGCAGCTAAGTTTTTTCGCCTTATGTTTAACTACGACATCGGAACCGAATTTGATGTAGAGTTTGATGACGGCTCTAAGGCCGAGTGCTATGTTCTTGTGCCGCCAATTAATCCAGCTATTTTAGTGCGAGAAGGACCGGAAATATTCATTTCGGATGGGAGTCCCGGTTCTATTGTAGGAGACTGGGTTGAGTCAAGGAGTGGTATTGGTGGTATACATCACATAGCTTACAAGGTAAGAGATGTAGACGTTGTTGTCAATGAGTGGAAAAAACAAGGCATTGTCGAGTTTCTTACAGACGATGTAATAGACTGTCCAGACGACAACCTCCGACAAATTTTCACTAAGCCTTTGGACTATCTAGGTGGTATAATTATAGAACTGATTGAACGTGGATCTAAGGGATTTTGTGAAAAATCAGTTAAGGGACTAATGAACAGTACAAAAGGATTAAAATGAAAACGATGTGGAATGATACTCTCTCAAGCGACGTAAAAGTAGGCAAACATTATCTAAGCGGAGCCTTTACTAATGGGGCAGAAAACGTATTCTATACCATTAATCCAGCTACACAAGAACCTATCGGTGTGATTCCTCAAGCTGATATATCAGATGTCGAAAGCGCATATCATTTTGCTAGGGATTCCTTCTATGGGTGGAGAGAATATAGCAGGGTTATGCGAGCAGAATATTTCCTTAAGCTAGCCAGTCTTATAGAAGAACGAAAAGAAGAGATAGCCAGATTGATCACACTGGAAACTGGGAAGGTATATAATGAATCTATTGCAGAGGTAAACGAGGCTCTGCATATGGCACAATATGCATTTAGCACTGGGAGAATGCCCTATGGAGAAGCAATCGCATCTGAATTACCTGAAAAAGACGCTTATATGCTTCGCAAGCCAAAAGGTGTGGTCGCAATTGTTGCTCCTTTTAATTTTCCTTTTGCTATTGGCGGCTTCTGGTGTGCCGCACCTGCTCTTGTAGAAGGCAATACTGTAATTTTAAAGCCAAGTGAAGACACTCCCTTGGTGGGTCAAATTACAGCAGAATTATATCATGAAGCTGGATTTCCCCCCGGTGTATTTAATCTTGTGCATGGCGATGGTGAAGTTGGAGATATGTTAATTCATCAACCGGTGGATCACGTATGTTTTACTGGTAGCGCTGATGTCGGAATGCACGTTAGGAAGGTTTGTGCAGAAAGCTGGCATAAAACCTGTTCGTGTGAGATGGGCAGCAAGTCGGCTGTAATTATTCATGAAGATGCTAATTATGATATGGCTATGGCGGCGTGTTTAGCCAGTGCCTACAAACTTTCTGGTCAACGCTGTGTATCCGCTGGTCGCCTGATTGTTCATAAATCTCTGTATCATAAATTTGCAGACGAATTTGCTGAGAGAAGTTTAGGGTTGAAGACCGGAGATCCTTTTGATGAGGATTCATTCTATGGGCCTCTTATCAACAAACAACAATATGACAAGGTTCTCGGATTTAATAGCATGGTTTTTAATGATTCCGAAGCCGATGTTTTATTGGCTGGAGTAGAATTAGAACCAGACGGACTATTTTTATCTCCAACTGTTTACAAAACAGAATGGAGAGATGTTCCGTATCTTAAAAATGAAGTATTCGGGCCTCATGTTTCTATAATCCCGTATAAAACCGTAACGGAAGCTATCGACATTTATAATGATACCGACTATGGCCTTGCTCTCGGTGTTGTTACTGAAAACTTTAGAGTTGCCAGATTAATTCGTAATCGCTGTGACTTTGGATTGGGATACTGGAATGGTGGTAGTATCGCAGCAGAAAGCCATCTCGGATTTGGTGGAGTGAAGAAGTCTGGTAATGGACAACCTAGTGCTGCGAGAACTTTTAGGTCGGTAACACACGAGGTTGCTTGGACTATAAATCATGGTGACTCACTGAACTTTCCACAAGGAATGAAAACTGGAGCCGATTAATGCCCCTAGTAGATTACTGTGAGGATAAGTCACTAGAGCAGCCAAAAGGATTTTGGAAACTATGACCAACATCCTCGTTTGCCCGCCCACTTTTTTTGGTGTTGAGTATGAGATCAACGCTTGGATGGACGTGAATTCTTCTGTGGATAAAAAACTGTCAAAGCTACAGTGGTTGAGAATGTGTGACAGGTTTATCAGGGGTGGGGCATACCTTTCTTATATAGAACCAGACCCCAAGTTTCCCGACATGGTATTTACAGCCAATGCTGGTTTTATCAAAGATAAAACAGTTATATTGTCCAATAACCGACACAAAGAAAGACAAGGAGAAACTCCTCTCTTTAAGAGATGGTTTTTAGACAATGGGTACAGGGTAATTGAACTTCCCAAAGAAGTTTACTTTGAGGGGGCGGCAGACGCTATATTTTTCAACAACGTATTATTTATGGGTTATGGATTTAGGACGAGCAAGGAGTCCCACAAAATAATTGCCGGTATATTTAATGTTGATTATGTCTCCTGTGAATTAGTAGACCCTCGTTTTTATCATTTAGATACTTGTTTCTTCCCTATGGATGAAAGACTTATCTATTACCGTAAGGCTTTCTCTGAGAAGTCTGCCGATAGAATGTTAAAAACGGTTCTTGAACAACACCTATTCAGTCAAAAACACTTAGACATATTGAATGTAGAAGATTTTTATGCTGAACAATTTATATGTAACAGCATAGAGATTGACAACAATATAGTAACGCCGTCAGCAGATGGGTATGATTTGTTTGGAGAGCAGCACGATGTTAAATGTTGTGATATGTCAGAATTTATGAAGGCTGGAGGAGCAGTTAAATGTCTAACTCTAAAATTGTAGATAGATTGTCACAGCACATCTTAACCGATGGATTTCATGTGGTGGTTGATACTAGCAAGAGTCATGGATCTTGGATAGTAGATCTTGAAACGGGCAAGGAATATCTGGACTGTTACTCTCAGTTTGCAAGCCAGCCATTAGGCTGGAAACATCCGGCATTGATGAAAGCTCAAAACGAGATAGGCAGTGCAGGCAGGGTTAAACTAGCTAACAGCGATATGTATTCTGAGGAATATGTTAGTTTTGTGGAAAAGTTCTCTGAGATCACACCGGACTTTAAATATTACTTCTTCATAGATGGAGGAGCTTTGGGCGTAGAAAATGCTCTAAAAGCAGCCTTCGACTGGAAGGCTAAAAAACTGGGATACAGTCATGCAGTTGATATTAACAACCTAGATGTGTTTCATTTGAAGAATGCCTTTCACGGCAGAACTGGGTATACTCTTTCCCTTACCAACACAACCCCAGAGAAGACCGCTTTATTCCCAAAGTTTAAGTGGACTACTGTAGAACCTAACTGGGAAGATATTGAAAGTCGAATACATAAAGAGGTCGCGGCTATAATTATAGAACCTATACAGGGTGAAGGTGGAGACAACCATTTTCCGCCAGAGTTTTTCACGAACTTGAGACGTATAGCTGACGAAAATGATTGTCTTCTTATATTTGACGAAGTTCAAACAGGAATGGGATTAACCGGGAAAATGTGGGCTTATGAACATTTCGGTGTTATTCCAGACATGATGTGTTTTGGGAAGAAGTCTCAGGTTTGCGGTTTTTGTTCTACAGAAAGAATAGATGAGGTGAAAGATAATGTGTTCCATAATAGCGGCAGGATTAATTCTACTTGGGGTGGCAATATTGTGGACATGGTTAGATCGAGGTGCATAATTGATGCTATTCAGAAATATAATCTACTGAATAATGTTCAAAAAGTTGGAAAACACTTACTTTGGGACTTGAGATCACTTCCAGTTTTAGACAATGTTCGTGGAAGGGGGTTGATGATAGCGTTTGATTTCTCTGAAGAATACGTAAGAGATCTTGCTATGTCTTTACTCTCGAAAAATATGCTTGCTTTAAAGTGTGGGAAAAAATCTATAAGACTTAGACCTCCTCTAACTTTCTCCGTTCAGGATGCGGACAACGCCTATTCTTTTATCCGCGAGGCTATTGAAAATCTATGAACATTCAAACCGTGGGTATAATTGGTCAAGGATTTGTGGGAAACGCACTTAAACGCGCCTTTGCTCAACATTATAAGGTGTATACCTACGATAAAATGTTCGCGGATTTATCCACTCATAAAAGCGTGTCTGAGCTATCTAGGGATTGTGATTTGCTTTTTGTCTGTGTCCCAACCCCAATGCGAAAAGATGGGTCTTGTGATGTATCAATAGTCAAAAAGGTTGTTCAGGAAGCCTGTAGCACAGGAAGAAGAAATATAATCGCCATCAAATCTACCGTCCCACCCAATACAACTAAAGTCTTGCAAGACTTGTGCCAAGATTCTCAAATAGTTTTTAACCCAGAGTTTCTACTTGAGAGAAATGCCGAAGAAGACTTCCGCAGTACTAACCGAGTTATCTTAGGTGGCCCTAGACCAGCAACAACAAGACTGAAACAATTTTACTCAAAGATATTTCCAAATGCTCATATTATAAAAACAGATTCTACCGTAGCGGAAATGGTTAAGTATCTTACCAATTCATTTCTTGCGGTTAAAGTTTCATTCGCCAATGAAATATACGCTATATGCAAAAATCTAGACGTAGACTATGACAAGGTAACTGAATATGCCTTGCACGATGACCGTCTAGGAAAAACACACTGGGCTGTTCCCGGTCCTGACGGTCACTATGGGTTTGGTGGAAGCTGTTTTCCAAAAGATATAAACGCATTAATGTATCTTGCACAAACACTGTGTATAAAAGCTAACACAATAGAAGGAGCTTGGAACACTAATCTCATGACTAGGCCAGAGAAGGACTGGGAGGATCTCAGGGGTAGGGCAGTAACAGAGTAATGTAAAACACTAAGGTAGAAAGGTTCACAATGCCTACAAGCGTCGAAGAAGCCAACAGCATTATGGAAATAATGGATGATTTTCTGGATGCAGATGACGCCAGAGAACTTACCGCAAGGCTGGAGCATGAAGTTGGTCAGGGTACGGACAATGACTCGTTAAAAGTTAGCCTTGAGATGTTGAAGGAACTTTATAAAGATAGAACTGGAAGTAGAAAAAAAGACCTTTTTAAGAAGTCGTGTCTTTATTCGTTAATAGCTTTCCATACCTTTGTCATCACTGTAAATATTGTCGCCTTTTTTGTTCTACCATTCCTGTATCCTCTATTGGTATGGATGCCTCTCAACAGCTTTATACTATCCGTAACATTCACTAGGGAGATATGCCCGTTAACCAGACTGGAAAACTACATCCGAACTTCGCTTAATATGCCAAGAATTGGCGGTTTCCTCGGACACTATGGAGTTAGGCCGGTTAAAAACTTTCTAAAAAATAGGCCGATCAGACAAGTTTCTGCTTGACTATCTTTGAAAACGTGCTAGAATTGGAGTAGATTGATTGGAAAACGTTTTTGAATGAGGGTTGCTAAAATGAAATTGCAGAGTACCGCAAACGTAATTGAAAGGTCACAGAAGTTCGAGGAATCGAACTACACTATTGAGGCTACAGCAAAAGCCTTCTCTATTCTTTCTGATGGCTTGTATGCAAACAAGATTAGGGCGGTTGTTCGTGAGCTTAGTACAAATGCTTACGACTCTCACATTGATGCTGGCAAGCCCGATGTCCCCTTTGATGTTCACTTGCCTAATTCTATGGAACCACACTTCTCCATTCGAGACTTTGGTACAGGTCTTTCGCATGAAGACTGCATGAACCTGTATACCACCTATTTTCGGTCCAACCGGACTAACAGTAATAAGTCTGTCGGATGTATGGGTCTTGGTAGTAAGTCTCCATTTGCTTATAACGACAGCTTTACCGTTGAATCTTTCTTTAATGGCATGCATCGTACCTACAGCGCTTATAAGAATGAGCAAGAGGAGCCGGTATTTGCTTTGCTCCATGAAAAGTATACCAGTGAACCTAACGGTTTGAGGGTTAGCTTCCCTGTCGCATCTCATACTCATGATAATGACTTCGACAGGTTTTCTTCGGAGGCTGGAGAACTTTACGCCTACTTCAGAGTCCAACCCAAGATCACTGGTCAGAGTGTGGAAGTTGAACCAGTTAACTATCTCCTTGAAGGTGGCGGCTGGGCTGTTCATGATGGCAGTGGACCCAATTGGCACTGTAGTGCTATCATGGGACAGGTCTGCTACGAGATTGATCAAGACGCTATGGGTGATTACCCTCAAGAGATCAAGCCAGTATTGATGTCGAAGATGGATTTGTTCTTTGATATTGGTGAAATTAATATCACTCCTTCTCGTGAATCTCTCAGCTATAATGATTTCACCCAGAAGGCTATCATCAAAAAGTGTCAAGAGGTTCTCGAACAGGCTTCTGATATTGTTGAGCAGTCAATTCAGGACTCTGAAACGCTTTGGGATGCTAGGAAGCAGTTTGTTGATATTGTTGATTCCGATAAAAAGTTTGGTAGAATCGGACAAAGTATCAACAAGGAAAATGCTGAGTGGCAAGACCAGAAGCTATTTTCTGAGAGTACCTCATGGGGATATCATATTCCCACTGGAGATATTGAAGGTCTAACTATAGTTATGTACTACAGGGATGGGTGGAAAGAAGCAGTCCAGAGGGATGATAAGACTGGCGTTGCTCCTAGAGGCGATCATGCCATCTATGTAGATGATCTTAAACGAGGTGCTATCGGTAGAACCAAGCAACTTGTTAAGGATAATACCACTCATGACAGATGGGGAGGTTCTAGTACCAAATACAGAGTCTATCTTGTTAAAGGTAGTGATACAGCTATCCAGCAACTTAAGGTTAGGTTGGGATGTAAGGATAGTGATATTCTTTCTGTCTCTGACCTACCTAAGCCAGATGGTAGTGGTTCTTACTCTTATACAGAGGCTAGGACTAAGGTTGCTGTTTGGAATGGTAAAACTTCATCTTGGAAACCTGCTGATAACTGGAATGATGTAACTAAAGACCTCAAGGAAGGTGGTTACTTTGTAGAGATCAATAGATACAAGTATAAGAACCCGAAGAAACAATACAGTTGTTTCTCCTCAAACTGTAGCACTTTTCAGGCCATCACTAATAAGTGTGCAAAACTTGGCATCGACATTGACAAAATCTATGGTGTTAAGACAGCAGTTATGAACAGCAAGAAGTTTCGTGATCTGCAAAAGGCAGGTGTATGGGTCAACATCTTTGACAAAGTTGAAGAAATTGCCGAAGATTATCTTGACAATAAAGGTTATCGCGTTATCATTGGAATGAGAGAGGGTCGCTCTGACTTGTTCCGCTATGGTAATCATCATGTGGACTACGATGATGTCTTGGCATTCAGTAAGTTGACCGAGACAGATAATGATCTCAAGAACTTCATGAAGCTCCACGAGGAAGAACAAGTAGAAGACAGTGAAGAATATAAATCAGTTCTGACCTTGGTAAACTGTACGGAGATTAGAGTAGAAGGGGTCAGTAACGGTATCAAGAAGGAGGATTTTGACAAAGCGGAGAAGGCATTGTGGGAGAAGTATCCCCTTGTCAAAGCTGTGTGCCATAACTTTGGTTCAAGTCATTTCGACAAGCCGACTGAAGCTATCAAAGAGTTGGCACGTTATGTAGATTTTATTGAAAAGGAAAGTAAAGATGAGAATTAGTGGAAAGAGTTTTAGTGAACTGAAGAATGTTTTGAATTCGGCTTTGAACAGTGACGTTGAGTTCACTTACCATAAGAAGCCTCGTCATGGTGAATTGATTGATATTGGGATTGGTCCCCAAGGTCCGTTTTTCACTATCGAAAATGATGTAGATACTAAGTCATTTAGTGTGAGCAAGGTTAGCGGTCTTAAGATTAGTCAGTCTGTGTAACTTTTAAAGGTATTGAAAATGAATTATATTGTAAGCGGTAACGGAACTATGACAATCGTTGTGAACAACGAGAGTCACACAGTTGGACACGACCATCCTAATTACATGGCAATTAAGGAATGCCTTGGTAACAACGATGAAGCTACTTTGATCCCGTTGCTTGACATCCCCAAGTCAATCCTCAATTACACTGAAGGAAAAGTTGATATCAAGGACGGTATCCTTCAGTATGACGATGAGGAGATTCATAACGCACTAACAGACCGTGTTATGCAAATGATGCGGGATGGATTCCCCTTCAAGCCCATGCTTAATTTCTTGGCTAACGTGCTTGAGAATCCCAGCAACCGTGCTGTGGAGGAATTGTATTCCTTCCTTGAGAACAAGAACTTGCCCATTACGGAAGATGGATGCTTTCTTGCTTACAAGGCTGTAACCCATGACTACAAGGATAAGTGGACTGGCAATATTGATAACAGTGTTGGTCAGCAGGTGGGTATGAAACGCCGTAAGGTGAACGACAACTGCGACGTTGGTTGCAGCGAGGGTCTTCACTGTGGCGCAATCGAGTATGTCGAAGGCTACAGTCGTATTACGGGTGATCCAAACACTGATGACAAAGTGGTCATCGTTAAGGTCAACCCCAAGGATGTTGTTTCTGTGCCTCTCGATTCTGAGTGCCAGAAGGTTCGTACTTGTGCATACGAAGTGGTTGCTGATTACGATGGACCGCTTCAGCAGGTTGTTCATCATCCCGATAGTCAAGAATGGAGCCAAGAAGACTTCGCTAACTTCATGGCTGGCATCATGGGTGACAACGGAGGCGTTGAGGAATCTGATGAACAAGATTGGGCCGATGATGGGTATGATCCTGAACTCAACTAATAGGTGATTAAAATGGAGGCTTCTCATCTATCTGGTACTGATGGCTTTATAGCTTGTTTTTGGACGGTAGTGTGTATCTTAGCTTTTTTCTGGGGGTTACGGTCTGTGATTGTTGAGAACACGACACAGCACATCGTAGTCTATGAAGATGAACGAGAAGATGATCCTATTACCGATAACGATTGGAATATCATCTGTCGGCAAGCAATTGAAAAGGCTAAATCGGGAGATGGTAAAGCAAGGGATTGGGTGATGAAGAACATTATGCAATCCAGACTAGAGGAGCAGGAAGCTGCCTCGTTTTTAACTGGCTCTCAGGTTGTGGAAGATGCTATAGCAACCCTCGTTTCGATGGGGCATCAGCAAGCTGAAGCCAAACAGCTTGTTGCAGATTTGGCTAGCGATAAGGAATATGTCAAAGTGGAGGATCTTCTACAAGACATTTATCGAAAGACAAAGAAGTAACAGGTGCCCCCCCAAAAGGGGGGGTTTTTTTGGAGACGAAAATGAACAGATTAAAGAGTATGACTTGTTATCTGTGTGGGGCTATGGATCGAGTCCCTGATGGTGGTGAGGGATGGAGAGAGTGGATAACTCCACACCTGTATGATCTAGGAATTGGTGTATACAACCCATGCAACAAGCCTAGCGATTTTGCACCTGAAGACAAAAGCACACGCAAGGTCATCCGTTATTACAAGGAAATAGGCAACTACAACAAGGTTGCCAAAATCATGAAGCCCATCTGCGCGGTGGATTTACGCATGGTAGATATTGCACATTTTCTCGTTATGAGCTTGGATGTTGACGTGCATATGTGCGGATCTTACCACGAAGCATTTATGGCAATCTTTCAGAAGAAGCCTGTTCTTATTAAGTGTGACCAAGGCAAGGACAACCTACCCAACTGGCTATTCGGAGTGATACCCCATGAACTAATCTTTTCCAATTGGGCCGATCTTCTTTCCTACTTAAGGAAGATAGATTCTGACGAAGAAGTAGCCCATCTAGACAGATGGAGATTTTTTGACTTTGATAAAGTATATGGAGTAACTGATGGTACGGCTAATTAAACAAAAAAGGCTTATCAAGACGCCAGAGCGTTATAAATATCCTACGAGGTATGGCAGTCACCTATCTATGGTAGACATGGAGAAGACAGGCGAACTGAACAAGGAAAATAAAGTTGTGATTGGAGATGAACATGGTTACTATGTAACAGATGAGAACAGACTCGACAGCGGGTTAGCGGACCCCAATCGTTATAAAACAAGTCGTTTAAAGTGGTACGAGAAGGAGACACCTAATGCTTGATATTCAATTCAACCGACGAGACTTTATGAAGGTTGGAGGCATTAGCGCCTCTCTTTCTTCTATGGGTTTGACAGACGCCAACGCAGAGAACCTGCCCAACAATGAAAAGTCGGTAGTCTGGTTGTGGCTGGGTGGTGGGGCAACTCATGTTGAGACATTCGACCCTAAGCCAATGGCTCCAGTGGAGGTAAGATCCACTACTGGTTCGGTTATGACTAACGGAGACTTTCTCCTTGGCGGCAACTTCCTTAAGTTGGCTACTAGGAGTGATAAGATTTCTGTAGTTAGATCGTTTGCTCATAGCAACTCTAGCCATAGAACTGGTACTCACTGGGTAATGACTGGACATAACTCGACTGACAATACCCCACAGTCAATGCAGGAAGAACCTTCATACGGTTCTATCATGTCATCGGTGTATGGAGCTAATCATCCTACAACCGGTATGCCCTCCTACGTCAAGGTTAATGGCATTTCTTTTGACGGTCCAGCTTGGTTGGGTGGCCAGTATAAGCCTTACGGAGCGAGCGGTGAGGGCGTTGAAAACCTTAAGTCAAGAGTGGAGAACAATCGTTTTCTTCAACGTCGGGATTTAGTTGGTGGGTTGGATAAGCTAAAGATTGAAAACGAACTGGAAATCTGGCCTGACCTGCGTAAGCAATCTTTTGGTCTTATCCTAGGAAAGGCTAGTGAAGCCTTCGACCTTAAGAAGGAACCAGAGGACAACCGTAAAAAGTATGGCAAGGGACTGGGAGAGCAAATGCTTCTAGCCCGTAGGCTAGTTGAAAATGGCACTAGGTTCGTAACCATTCAGTATGGAGGCTGGGATATGCATAGCAACATCGCCAAGTCCCTTAATGGTAGAATGCCTCCACTTGACCATGCTCTGTCTACCTTTATTGATGACCTGTATGATAAAGGTATGAGCAAGAATGTCCTGCTTGTAGTCACTGGCGAATTTGGCCGTACCTACCGTGTCAATAAGAACGCTGGTAGAGATCACTGGGCGCAACTTAGCCCACTGATGTTTAGCGGTGGAGATTTTGAAATGGGTAGGGTAATTGGGGAGTCTACAGCTAAGGCAGAAACCCCCAAGAGTGAACCCTTTGGGCCGAAAGATGTTACTGCAACTCTGTTCTCTCACTTCGGTATTGATCCTCAATTGCAGAAGATTGATTTCGCTGGCCGTCCAAGGTATTTCGTAGAGAGCGATGCAAAGGTAATCCTGTGATAACTCTGACAGAGAAAGCAGTCAAAGAAGTTAAACGAGTGATGCAAGACCTTCCCGAGGCAACCAACAGGTTGCTACGGGTTGGCGTTGCTGGTGGAGGATGCTCTGGCTTTGAATACAAGTTGGGGTTCGTAGAAGAAACAGAGTATTCAGAAAAAACTCATAACAAGTATGAGCAAGATGGGTTGACTGTGATAGTTGAAAAGAAAGCTGAGTTATTCATTGATGGTACTACTATCGAATGGATAGAAGACTTATCTAAACGTGGGTTCTCTTTTAACAACCCTAACGCAACCAAGAGTTGTGGCTGCGGGGAGAGTTTTAGTGTCTAGACTTGACTTAGGACTTCGTCTTAATTTTAGAATATGTGGTCATATCGCTTGTCTTGGGGCGGTCAGTTTTCAACTATTTAATGGCTTCCAACCAGCATACGAAACAGAATTGCTGTTGTGGTTGTCCATTTGTTTTTTTGTATGGGATAGGCCCCCGAACTGGATTAAATAATGGATAAAGATAGTGGAGGGTTAAATGTCTGTAGTAAAAGCTGTACGCGCACATTTTGAAGCTAAGAAAGAGGAGGCTCTTGTCAGATATGAATTATACACTTCCTCTGCCGTGGTTGCTATTGGCGATCATTCAAACATCGTAGAAGAAGCTATTAAAGCTTTAGAAGATTATGAACACTCTGTTAGTTGTCTTAAACAGGCATCCAAATTATAATGAACGAATTCCCTAATAGGGCTACCCATATAATTTGCGATTACATTGAAAATAAGGGGTTGAACGGACCAGTTGAGTCTTTTCAACCCCATTTTCATATGCTGTATATGGAAGCTAAAAAAGCGCACCCATTCTTAGGCTCCTGCGTGAAGGAGATATACAATAATACAGAGTGGGAATTCGTCAAACAACACTTTAAGTAAGAGCAGTAAGTAATTATTGCTCCTTTTTTATTTTGTCCTGCTTAACCTTTCCCGCTGATTACGCCTAACCCCTGACCGAGTGAGAACTATGAAACAAGTAAAAAGAGAAAATTACATCAACGTAAAATCTTGGATGGATTTGGGTGATTGCAACTACGAGCATGATCACGCTGACGATTCCATACCAGACGAGGGAGTGGTCTACTGCAACATAGAACATATTCCCGACTTCTTTAGAAAGTGCAATGACACAGAAAATAAATATGTCGTTATTAGTGCCTTCAGTGATTACGGATTGGCTTATCAAGAGCAGCATCCTGTTGCAAAAGACATGCTCAGGTGGATTCCTTTTGTGGAAAACCACATACTAGAGCAGGGATACAATCCCTTGGTTATCTCACCAAGGTGTGATCCCGACAACTGTGTCCTAGAGGACATGTATTCGATTAAGTGCTATTCATTCACTAGGGCAACGATACCATCGATTCCTGATAACGTCGTGAAGTGGTTCCTAGTCAACCCACTCCTATTAGATGATAGAATACAAGGGATTCCAATCGGCATTGGAAAAGATGCGAGCGACGACGTAGATAACGCAACAAAGCATTCCTTCGAAGACAAAAAAAATATACTGTATATAAATTGGCAAAACTATACAGTTGAAAGGCAGCAAGTAAAACAGTATTTTCAGGCTGCAAATTTTCCTTGGATCACGGTTGTAGAAGAAGCTAAAGATTTCAAGGAATACTTGAACGAACTATCTGAACATGTTTATTGTCTATGTCCAGAAGGCAACGGTGTAGATACATACCGTATACTGGAATGCATTTATCTTGGGGTTGTGCCAATAGTTTTGAACTCTCCGACGATGAGATATCTATCAGATTTACCAATCCTTGTGGTTAATAGTTTGGCTGATATAGTTTTAGACAACCTGAAAAGTAAGTATGATGAGATCATCAAACCCAAGATGGAAAACCTAGACGTGGCCGATTTGTCATACTGGAAAAATGAGATTGAGTCAGCAAGAAAGCTTACGCAACAAACAGAGTCTATATGAAACACATCAATATCATATCCCCAATTAATCAATTGGGATACGGAATTGTTGGCCTAAATGTGGTAAAAGCCCTTAGCCAAGCAGATCACAGGATATCCTTGTTTGTAATAGGTCAGCCCAACTTTCCAGATGATTCTCTCGACCTTCTGACCGAGTGCGTAAACAACTCCAGCCTCCCAAATTTTGACGCATCCTGTATTAGAATTTGGCATCAAAACAACATGAGTCAATTTGTAGGAAAGGGTATTCATGTAGGATTTCCCATCTTTGAACTAGACAGTTTCACGCGAGAGGAGCAACATCACCTACTTTCTCTGGACAAGATCTTTGTTTGCTCAAAATGGGCAAAAGAAGTTATATTAAAATCCTGCATGAAGCAGATACTTCAAAATACCACATTATGCGATAATATTCATGTTGTGCCGCTTGGGGTTGACCGTGGTATTTTTGCTGAGACACTTTCCAATAGAACTGAAACAATTTTCTTCAATTGTGGCAAATGGGAAATAAGAAAAGGCCATGACGTTATAGCCAAAGCTTTCAACGAAGCTTTTAATCGAGAAGACAACGTGGAATTGTGGATGATGTGCGACAATCCATTTCTCTCTGGGGAAGAGTCAAAGGAATGGGCAGATCTCTACAAGAGGTCTAGATTGGGTGATAAGATAAGGCTGATTCCTCGTCAGCAAAGCCAAAAAGATGTGTATAATATTATGAGACAAACTGATTGCGGAGTTTTTCCATCCAGAGCAGAAGGATGGAACTTAGAATTATTAGAAATGATGAGTTGCGGAAAACACGTAATTGCTACGAATTATTCTGCACACACAGAATTTTGCAGTGAAGAAAATTGCAGGTTGATCAAGATAGATAAGCTTGAGAGTGCCTACGACGGTAAATGGTTCTTCCATCAAGGTCAGTGGGGTAGTTTAGGAGATAAACAATTTCACTCTCTCGTGAAAAATTTTAGGGAAATACACGAACTCAAAAAATCTGGAAATTTGTCCGTTAATACCTCTGGAATTGATACGGCAAAAAAATATTCTTGGGAAAATACTGCTGATAAAATAATCGGAAGCCTTTATAATGGTTAACTTGATTTCTTTTCCAAGATCTGGATGTCACTGGCTCATGAGAGTGATAGAATTGTGTACGGATCGCCCAAGAGTGTCAAGACAGGGGCATATCTTGCCGTGGTATGACTCCAAAAGAGACCCTTGGGGCGTTCATCACCACGATTATGAATTTGTAACGGATTCAGGGCGAATTAAATTACTAGAAGATGGACTAGAACCCGAAAAGTTTTCCCATGTTATCTATTTGCACAGAAATCCAGTTGATACTTTGTATTCACTGTTCGAATTCATTGATTGTCCACAAACAGCAGAAAACATCAAGATAGCGAGCCAGTCCTACTACCTCCATAAGGAAAAATGGCTAGGCGGCGCTGATCTGATACCAAATTTCTTAACAGTGAGATATGAAGACCTCCTAGACTATGGTTGCGATACAATGGAACTTATTTTGGACTTTTTAGGGGAAGATTACTGTCGTGTTGTCGCAGAAGATGCTTTTGACAAGGTGAAACACAAAACAACAGCCCTTAAGAGGGCAAGAAACTTTGGCAATCTAGTTTACGAGAGACAAAGGTCAGACTTTCACGAAAAATTTTCAGATCTTATCCTCAAATGCCAAATTATAGAGTAATTCATAATGGCCCACCAAAATGGATGTTAGAACAGAGGAGACAAGAATGCCTTCGCCAAAAACAGGAGAACAACAAAGTAAATTTGTCCAAAGATGCATGTCAAGCAACGAATCTCAAAAAAGTTTCCCAGAACAAAAACAAAGAGTAGCCTTTTGCCACAACCAGTGGAAAAATAAGGGCAAATCTTCCGGTGCAATTTTTGTATACAAAGACCCTAGAACTAGCGAACTTTTTTACTTTGCAAGAAAGGGTGTGTATAGAAAAAATGGTAGAATTTTAACTTTCGTAAAAAAATCAAGAGGAGAAATAATGTCAGATCACATTTTAAACAGGGCCGCTGAGTCACATGCCGATGATAAGGCTGGCTATCCGCCGAACTGCAATAATGGATATGTTGCAAAAAATGGCAAGTGCCTTCCCGTAGAAGAAAATGACGCCTTTATGCACGATAAGGACGACGAGGAGAAGAACGGTAAAGACAAAGACAAAGACAAAGAGAAGAATGGCAAGGATAAGGACAAGAAAAAGAAAAAAGACAACCCATTCGAGAAGAAAAAGGGTAAGAAGTAATGAGGAGCCTTAAAAATACGTACAAATGGCTTGACAATATAAATGAGGAAAGAAAAGGACTTATAAAAAATCTCAAGAGGATTGAAAAAAGGCTGGATCTTATCCAGCACAAAGAAGAAAGACTTATCAAGGATTTAGAGGGGCTTGTAAAGCAACAAGAAAATTTTAACGCCCCATCAGCGTCTGGCGTCCATTGATCCAAAAAACAAGGAAGCAAACGTGATTTCAACAATCATTTTTTCGAAAGACAGAGCTTGTCAATTAGATTTTCTATTGACTAGTCTAATCGAGAATGATGGGGGGATATTTGACATAAATATTCTGTACGACTACTCTGACGATAGGTTTAAGACTGGATATGAAAAACTGTCAAAGAAATATCCTTCCCTAATCTGGACAGAAGAGTCGGACTTTCAAGAAGACACCATTAACCTTGTTAAGAAGGGAGGTGATCTAGTCTGTTTTTTCGTGGATGATAACATCTTGTACAAGGAGATAGAAGTCGATCATGACAGTATAACAGAACTTTTTGACAAAGAAGACATTTTTTGCTTGTCATTAAGACTTGGAGCCAACACAATTATACAGAACGAGTATTTAGACAGGCCCTGTGTGCTGCCTGAGAAAGCAACTTTAATTAATGATACGTATTTGGTTTGGAATTGGAGATCCTTGCCACCTTACACCAATTTCGCTTATCCATTTTCAGTTGACGGACATATTCTTGCTAAAGATTTAGTGCTGAATGTTCTTTCCAACTACACTTTTGACACACCGAATGCCCTAGAAGGCAGGGCGCTGCCGCATATTTCTGATTTTTCAGAAAACATGTCGTCACTCAAGAAAAGCGTGCTGGTAAATACTCCATTGAATTTAGTAGGTTCGTCTGAAAATAAGTCGGGCCAAAAATTTGGCGTCAGTCTTGAAGAATTGAACAGTTTTTATCTGAGCGGTAATTCCCCGAGTTTGAAAGATATGGATTTTTCCACAGTGCGGGGATGTCATCAAGAAATTCAACTTAAATTTAAAGAGGAGATTACTAATGTTAGATCTATTTAAGAATCACTGGCTCTGTTTTCTGTTGGGCATGGGCCTTGGCTGGTCACTTCATTTTTGTCCGTTGCTTAGTTTTTCAGACGCCAAGGTGTGTCAATGTGTAACTTGTTGTGACCCATGTGATTGTGTCGAGGCATGTACTGACGATAATTGTCCCTGCTGCGAACCAAAGGTTGAATAGCCCAGCATCAGTTGGTGTTGCTCGCTGTTTTTACTACTTTTTTATACTGAGGAGAATAAGTCATGATGAGTAAAATTCAAAATTTGTTCGGTTCTCGTAGATTCTGGGTTGCTGTAGGTGGCGTAATTTTTGTCCTTTTTGACGGACTAGGGTTGCCTATTTCAGCAGAACAAGTAAACCACGTAGTTCTGATTGGCGGTGCTTGGATCGTTGGTGACAGTCTACGATCTGCATAAACGACATGAAAATTCCTAGCTTCTTGAAAAAATTATGGCCCTCAAAAAAAGAGGACAAACAGTATGCTGCGTCTCTTCATTTTGAGGTAGATGAGGATGGAACTGTATGGGTGGACTGCTCTTGGGACGAAAACACCGGCAGTCATATTATTTTTGCTGATTTGGCCTATAGAGTCATGCACGGTCACTTGGTTGAAGAGACTTTAACTTTCCTTAAAGACGAGTGTACGGAAGCGGACATGGAATCCTACTTTTGGGAAATTTTTAAGCATATGACAACACTGGAACAAATTGCTGATATGCAATCATCGATTTTCGCAGAAGACGAACTAAAATCCGATGAAATAGTTGTAAAACCCACAGAAATTGCTAAAAAGATGCGTGGTGATGAATAACAGTACTATCCCAGATTCTATCTGAAAGGTATAGATATGTCCAAGAAAAAGATAGCATGGGAAAAGTGGGACACAGATTTGATAGAGGAAGAAATTCTAGAAGGTATTGATTTGCAAGAAGACGATGAGGAAATGATGGATGAAGCTTTAAAACTGATGCAAAAAATTCCCAAGCTGATATCAACTCCTATGGGAATCTATCAGCTTCATGATAAAATGAATCCGGTAAAACAGTTCGATTGCTGGACAGGATATACTAATTTTGATATAACTACTTCAGTACAATCCAAGATAGAATCAGTGGAGGGCGTAGAATTATTAGCTATTTTGAGTAGGTATAGATTTTTTCTTGGTGTCGGAAAACTATTTAAGTTTAAAGATGTCAGGGCTAAAATAGAGAAAGATTTGTACGATACCGGCTCCTTGTCATTTCAAATAAACGAAGAAACCGAAGAGACTGTTAACGTAATTAAAGAAATTATCTCTCAAGATAAATATTGGGCCATTTTTGTATCCCACACTGGAGAAATTGAATATTCCAGCACAAATGAGGAAGACGATCATGACCATCTAACAAAAGTGATGTCGTATGGAAGACTAAAGAGGGAACACGGGGGTAAAATTTTCCAGCCAAATACTGAAGATTAGTCAGGAGGAAAAGTGAACACTAGGATTGTAGGAGATGAGGAATTTGACTTAGCTTGGAAAGATATAAACAACATAAGGATCATTAACAAGGTTTGCTCTAGATACTTTAAGATAATCCCCGGAGATGAACTGCATCGCTGTAAATTAGTCGCCCTATGGGAAGCCCTTAAGGCATATGATCCTGAAAAGGGTCAAAAATTTACGTCGTTTCTGTACAATAGAATTGACTGGGAATGCAAAAAGCAACTTTACGATATCAATAAAAGAAAGAGGCAGAAAAAATATAACGAAGCTCTTCATTTTGCTAATGATCAAAGTGATTTGGAGATAGAGGATGTCATTCAGAAATTACACCCCTCTCTAAGAGAGGTAATATATCAGCGATTTTTTGAGCGCCTTACAATGGAAGAAATTGCGGAGAGAAACGATTATAGCAGAGAAACAGCCAGAAGATACATACTTCGAGCATTAGAAAAGCTGAAAGACATCTACTAAATTGGTGTATAATATATTGGAATCGGATCTTAAAAACGGGACAAGAGGGAACAAGAAAAGCCTTACATAAAGGGGTTTTTTATGACGCTTAGCACACATGTGGGTACTGCAACAGGTTCAGGTGGCAAAGATAATGACGGTGGTGTCATTATGCACGCTGGCAATATTGCTAGTGGTAGATGGACCAACAAGAGCATCTTAGACATAGTAAAGGGTGCAGACGAGTATGGCTCAAAGATCGTCGTGAATACTGACGACAGCAGTCATCAAGTTGGCCTTACTTCTACAAAGGGTAGTGGTCAGGTTGGTTACTTCCCCAAGAGATCTGATAGAACCGCTGCTGCTCCCGGTTTTCTGATTAGAGGTGTTTCGACTAAGATCAATAACGTTTCTAACAGCGTTCTTCAGGTTGTTGGTAGTGGATTTGGTCGTAGAGCGGTTAACTTCCACTCAGAAATCCATCGTCAGAGGGGTCTGTGGTCAGACAAGATCTTCAACCTGTTCCGCAATCCTACTGCGGCTTCTACCGATAACCATGGTTTACTTGCTGCTGACGGAGCCGCTAAGTCTACTCTTCTCAACAGAGGTGATTCGACTACATTCCGTAGCCTTTCTGCTAAAAACAATACTGCTCCTCTAGAGAACCGTCCAAGTAGGGCAGTTCCCGGTGAGTTGGTATGGTTGATTGACTTTACTGATCGATCCTCTAGTGGTGGTAACTTTAAAGATTACAGCGCTATTACAGGCGGTTAATTTTTATTGCAGTCGCAGGGAGGGGACTGCTTTTCAGTCCCTTCCTTTTTTCTTTGAAGAAAGAGGTAACAAATGGATTCAGATATCCTTTCAGTTCCTGTTTTAGCCGCAATTGTTGCAATAGTTATAGGACTGGGGAAGGTTATTGAGGTTCTCATTTTAAAAGCGGTTCCACAAAAATCCGTTTTGATGGACGATGAAAGAGACTGGATGCAGCATACTTACAAGGTAATATCCCGGCAAGATTCCGATGGAACCCCCTTAGTTTACGTGCCTAGGAGTTGGGCGGAAACCCAAAAAGATATGCAACAAGTGATGATACAAATCGTAAATGACCAGCGAAGAATCGCTGATATTCTAGATAGAATAGACAAAAAGCTAGAGGAAAAATAATATGATCTTAGTCCCTTACCATGAAGCCGAGCAATACATCAAAGAAGCAGACGCCCTACTATTTCGTGGTAAGGGACTATCTAGTTGGTTAATCAAGCGATATGGCGGCGGGGTTCACAGTCATGCTGGCATGGCTCACTGGGATGATGACAATTTGCAGTGCTTAGAATTTAGAGAGTTTAAAGGTGGAAGGTCCACTTCTTTAAAGCGTCAGGTTGAAACACATCCAGATAATATTGATATATTTCGCCCTGTCTCTAAGTTAACATACAATACTTTCTCTGCATGGCCTAGCAATGAAGAGCAAAGATCAGTAAGTGTCATATATAAAGAGGAAAACAACAAACAACTATTGACACCCGAGAAGGCAAAAGAGATAACGGATGTTATGATAAAACTTACCGGCCTCCCCTATGGGTGGAAGAATATTTGGAAGCTGGCGAAACACTATATTCCCTTTGCCAGATTAGCAGAACAAAATATTAAAGACGATGATCCCATGAATGTATTCGTGTGCAGTACTGCCGTGGCCTATGCGTTTCGTCAAGCTTTCATTGATCCTGTACCATACCTAGCGGATTCGGCTGTTATGCCCGCCGACTTAGCTAGATCTGCACTTTTTAGATATCAATTCACCATAAGTAAGGACTGGTAGCCATGAAAAAACTAATACAAGCTTTAGTTTTGGGGCTGGTTTTATGCTTCCCACCTTTGGGATTTGCTCAGCCGCTTACGATGGACGAGGCTTTGGAAGGAGTATGTAGGGTTAATACAGATGGAGCCAGAGGTTCTGGCACGGTTTTTGACCAAGATGATGAAAAATACTATGTTTTGACCAACGGTCATGTAATAGACAGATCCAAAAGAGGTCACTTGGAATTTTTCCAAGACGGTTACAAATCCGCAATGATTCCTTTTAAAACTGAATATGTGGCTTACGAAGAAGGCACTGCCCTTGACTTAGCCATAGTCTCAGTAAAAAAGAAATATTTTGGCCGGTATCCCCCGAGAGTAATTCCCCTAGCTCCCAAAGGTACGAAAATTGGGGCGAATGATCTCGTTATGGCTGGCGGATGTCCTTCTGCTCAATGGGCTACCGCATGGAAGGGCAGGGTTCTTAGAAATGCAGGTGCTGTTATCAGTTTCAATGCTGCCCCCATTGGTGGTCAGTCTGGAAGTGGCGTTCTAGTTCTTATCAAGGATGATAAAGGAGAACTTCATACTCGTCTCGGTATTCTTCTCGCTTGGAGAATAGGGGATGGGGCATGGACAGATGATGGGCCAGATGACTATGGTGCTGGCTTATCTCTAAGGCAGATCTATGAAATAATGGAGGGTAACGGCCAAGGCCACCCCATAGAAGCTTCTTATAGCATTGTTGTCGATAAAGAGACTAAGTCCAGTAAACCAGAACGTCTTAATAAGATCTGTCCACAGTGTGGGCATAAAATTGAAGACCATATCGTCATTCCCTATAAAGGAGGTCTTAGAAAAACCGTTAAGGGAGAGTTTATGTTTTGTCCTGAGCTTAAGCTTCCAGACGGCAGCGTTACGGATACTGCTAAATACTATGGAGGCATAAGAGTTGGCGAACTATATGATGATAACGGCTTGTTTCCTTGGTGCCCTTGGGGTGATAGCCCTCCGAATCCCAACCCTCCTCTCAATCCGCCAGACGGTGGAGGAGGTAGTGACGGGTGGAACGGCTGGCCCGGTAGACCAGACCCCGGTGGTGGCCCCGTAGACCCCCCTATGGACTTTGAGAAGGAACGACAGGAGTATATTGACAAGATTACCGAGCTTCAAGAAAAGCTGACTAATTTAGAGGGTCTTTCCGAAAGTCTTAAGGCAGAGTTGTCTGGAATTAATGGGAATCTTTCAGGCGCCAATAATGAAATCAATGGACTAAAAGATATGCTTGGTGCTGTTGAGGGTCAGAAACTAACCCTTAAGTCTAGAATCGATGAACTTTTGAACTTTGTAAGTGACAAAGATAAGGTCATAAACGAACTAACAGAAGGAGGTGTGCATTATCTAGATGGAGCTACTGGTGGGAACGGAAACACCGTTGAAAATGTTAGCTTTACACTTGGAGGGATGAGTCTAGGTATGTTGGCCCTTAAATACGGAGTTCCTTTTCTTTTAAACAGGAGACGAAAAAAGAAAAATGGAAAAAACATTGACAAAGATGATGAAGAAGGGTATGATAACAATGTAGGACCATCTATGCCTCCTCCTGTCGAAGGAATCGAAGGGGGTGGTTGTCAACACGACGGTCCTCACACACATGTCCACGAGCACGTTCACAAACATCGACACGAAAATGAATATGTTATGCCCTTAGATAGCCTACCACAGCAAACAGCCACGGAGGATATTGAAGGTAGGACTGGCAAGCAGGGATTAAATCCCGGATTTGTTCCGTATGGATTTCCTGTAAGTGAACCTTATCATCAACAACCAGTTGCTATGCAAGGACTGCCACCGCAATTTTTGAACGTACCGTTCAGCACGCGAAAACAAGCTACTGCTGAACAGATCATGACGGTATTCGGAGAATTGATCAACGAATATCAAAATGATCAGACGATGACGATGGGACAAGTTGACACATTGCTGCGTCATAGACTGAAACAGAAATTTAACATAGAATAAGTGGAGGCAAAAATGCCAGATGTAAACGAAGGCTTAGTTATCCCAACCCACGATGCAATTCTCCCCTACATGTTTGAAGGAGTAAAGTGGGCTATTCCTAATGTTGGAGACAACAAGGAAACCCATAACATGGCAATTGCTCGCCTGTTTGAAAAGATTGGTGAGCATCTACAAGCATTTTCAGTGCGTACTGATTGCTTTGTTCCCGGTCCTCCTACGCTGACTGCCGTCAAGCATCATCACAACATGTTTGTCCGCTTGTGTAATCTGATTGACACAAATACAAAGCCAGATAACATGGAAAGACTTGAGGCTCATCACATCACGCATGAGCGTAGAGCTTTCAAGATTTATCCGGTTCGATATTTCGATGTCAAGAATGACTACTGTCGTCGATGGATCGAGCTTTGTCTTCAGGGCTTGAGTGATATGGCTCAGCTTTCTGAAAATACTTGGGCCAATGACTGGAGTATCCAGACTGGCAAAGAGATGAAAAAGCTTTTCCGTGAAGCCTATCGTCTAATGTGTGTTGAACTATTCCGTATTCCTGTAGTGGAAGCTCACTCTGTTTTCGATGAGGATAATTCATTCTACCTCGGAGCAGACCATTTTGTAAATTATGACGTATCACATATTCCTACCATCGAATGGATTAAGCATCCGGCTCTCGGTAGTGAATTTACAGAAGATGAACTTCGTCCAATTGCAACTCCTAATGTTCCAGTAGCCCCCGGCGTGGCAGAAAATGAAGGCAATACGCCACAGCGAGAACTAGAGCGCAGAATGCAAGGAGGCGAAGTAATCCCCTAACCACTGTTTAATCCAGTTCTGGGGGGTCTGGTCATACAAACCCCCATTTTTATTTATCTGAACGACATTAAGGACGGAAACGATGAAAAAAACAGTCTTGAGTTCTATCATTATTCTTCTTATATTCTCCGCTCCCCTGCTAGGGAATGATAAGCGACTTTACCAGCATCTTCAAGATGTGTCTGTTACGGTAAAGTCTGGCTTTGGAGAAGGTTCTGGAGTAATTTTTACTCGAACCGTTCCTACCCCCGAATTAGGCAAGTCAGCTACAGTAAAGATAAACTTCGTATGGACTGCTGCTCATGTTGTAGATGGCCTTAGATCTGTTAGAACGGTCATCAAGGACGGTCAATCTATAAAGTTGGTTGAATTTAAAGACGCTCAAATAGTTCAGGAGCTAGTAGAAGATGGTCGTCGGGTTGGTGAAATGAAAATGGAAGCTAAGGTCATCAAGTATAGCGATTCTGAAAATGGCGAAGACTTGGCCCTTCTGATGATTAGAAAGAAGGGTTTTATTGACATGTCAGTCACCTTCTTTAAGGCTGAAGGTAAGCCCGTGCCTATTGGTACTGAATTATATCATGTAGGCTCATTACTAGGCCAAACTGGCTCGAATTCTATGACGAGAGGAATTTGCTCTCAAGTTGGAAGAGTTCTTGACTTGGGTGCAGGTGCAGGTGTAGTATTTGATCAGACAACCGTGACGGCCTTCCCCGGTTCAAGTGGTGGTGGGGTTTTCCTGAGTGAGAGGTCTGGCGACGATGCTGGTCAATACATGGGGATGCTTGTGCGTGGCGCTGGAGAAACATTTAATCTTATCGTCCCTGTTCGCAGGATGCGAGATTACGCCAGAAGGGAAGGCATTCTATGGGCCATTGACCATGATGTCCAATCGCCCACCCTAAAAGAGATTAATGAATTAAAGATTGAAGGTGGTACATCAAAGAAGCAATCTGGAAAGAGTCTCTTAACTAAAGACAGCATTAAATTTCCCACACTGATTAAATAAAGGATGACAATGTTTAGGAAGATTTTCGATTGGTATATGGAACAAAAAGTGAGTCATATATTGTTGACTATATATCTTACCGCTGCAACCTCAGCAACTTTTATGATTCCAAATGACGGTGGGCCGGTCCTTTGGGCTTGGGGTGCTGGAGCAACTCTAATAGTCGGTCCTTGGATGTGGTCGCTCAATAGAATCACCGAACAAAACTCAGGAAAGAATCTTTGGCATCATGGATAAAAAAGACGCTTTTCAGGTTGTTGTTTTTGTCGCAAGCTGGTGTCCTCATTGTCAAGGAATGAGGCAAGAGGTTTGGACGAAAACAGATGTGCTCAAGGCTTCTAAAGCTTATCATGGAGGCAAGGCAGCGATTATTCAGGTAGATACGCCGGGCAATGAATATTTGTCTGAACAGTTTGAAATTGAAGCTTATCCTACTGTTGTCATTATGGATGAAAAAAGAGAGATTTTTAAACGCGCACATAACATGGACGCAGATGAAACCATAAATTTTTTGGAAGAGTTTGATGGAAATAAGCAAGTCTGAGGACACAATCCTGATTACTGGCGGCAGAGGTTTCCTAGGAAAAAGGTTGTATAAACTTCTAAACGATTCCGGCTACAAAAAAGTTGCCGCAATGGGCGGAACTAGCGATGGTCTCGATTTAGGAGAGGAAGCCAATGTCGGATGGATGTTTGATAGCTATGATCCAGATGTAGTTATTCATTTAGCTGCCAGAGTCGGCGGAATCGGAGCCAACATGGAATATCCCGGCGGTTTTCTTTATGAAAATCTTAACATGGGAATCAAGGTCATAGAAGAGGCACGTCAGCACGGATGTAAGAAGTTTATATTGGCTGGAACCGTATGCTCTTATCCCAAAAACTGTCCTGTTCCCTTCAAGGAAGATGACCTGTGGAACGGCTATCCCGAAGAAACCAATGCCCCCTATGGTATAGCAAAAAAGACATTGATGGAAATGCTTTTGGCTTACAGAAAGCAATTTGGTTTCAACGGAATTTCTTTGATACCAGTCAACATGTATGGGCCGGGTGACAATCATGATCCTCGCGCTAGTCATGTGATACCCGCAATATTATCTCGCATAGGTTACGCAAAAGCCAACAATCAAAAATCCATGGAAGTTTGGGGTTCTGGCAAAGCCACTAGAGAATTCCTGTACGTTGACGACTGCGCACAAGCTGTAATGCTAGCCATGGAACGGTACAACGAGGGAAACCCCGTAAATATAGGAACCGGAGTTGAGACAAACATTAAGGATCTTATTGAACTAATTTGCGAGCTTATGGGATACGATGGAGAAATTATCTGGAATAATGAGAAGCCAGACGGACAGCCACGACGATGCCTAGATGTGAGCAGGGCTGAAGAAAAGTTTGGCTTCACGGCTTCTACCTCCTTGAGGGAAGGTCTGGAGAAGACAGTGGAGTGGTGCAAGGACTTCACCTTCTATCACAAAGATGTTAACGAGCTTCCCCCCGGTAAACTCTCGGATGCTCCTCCAACCGAAAAGGTGTAGCGTTGATTACAGCAATTGTTATATCAGATGACGGGGCTGCTAGAGTTCATCTTCTTCTTGAAAGCCTAAATGTCAATTCGAACAATCTTTTTGACATAACTGTCCTGTATAAGTATTCCAGTGAAAACTTCTTCGAGGGGTATTCAAAAGCCGCAGACTATTTCTACAAAAAACACAAATACGGACACGCTTTTCCCATAAAGTGGGTTGAAAGAACACAGTCCGAAATAAGTAAAGACATGATCCCCTGCTTGGAAACCTCAAGAGACCTTGCTTGCTTATTTAATGACGAAAATATTCTCTTTAGAAGACCCCCGTGCTATCAAAGTATCAGCAGACTGTTTAATGAGTATAACCCGCTATGCTTATCTCTCAGACTGGGAAACAATACGGTGATACAAAACCCATACGACAGAGAAAATTATTTTGCAGAAATACCAGCCAATGGCGAGTTTGTTTTAGACGAATTTCTTATTTGGGACTCCTCTAAGATTACCCCCTACACAAATTTTGCCATACCATTTTCTACCAATGGGCACATCTACAAAAAATGCAACCTGAAAGAGATTGTTGAACTCTCCTCGGAGTCTGAAAGTTCTAAACTAGAAGAAGAACTACAGCCGATTATATACCAAGAACTATATGAAAAGTTTCCCCGTCTCATGGCCTCTCCAGAGTATAGCGTGGTGATCCACAACTCCTCTAAGAAAATATCCGACACATCCAGAGTTGATTTAGGACTGAGAAAAGAGGATATCAACACAAGATACCTAAACGGTAAAAAGATAGATCTAGACTATTTTTCATTTGATGCAATATCAAAACCCTATGAAGATTTTGTATTGAGATTTATCTGATGAAAATTATTTGTAGCACGGTTGTAAGAGCGGCCAAACAGGGTGATATACATGGTGGTCTTTACGTCATTGATGTGGATACCGAAGAGGTTCTACATTACCAACCATACGGTGACGATTTTGTTAACGATAACGAAAGGGGCGGTGAGAGGGGACTGCGGGGGATAGTTGTTCTGGACGATAGAATAATTGTTGCTGATTCTGGAGGTCTAATAGAGCTAGACAAAGAGACATATCAAATTGTGAAGCGTTTTAGAGACGACAAGATTTTTAAATCGGTACATGAGATTTGTTATTTTGATGATTCTATCTGGGTAACCTCTACAGCTTACGATTCAATTGCAAGAGTGGATCTAGATTTTAATCTGTCTGGTTTCTGGGAGGTCATTGGTGAAAGTAAAGAAGATTATAAGGCTTTGCTGAGTCTTAGAGAAATCAATCCGGGGGAGGCTCCAGAAGAAGATAACTTTCATATCAATTCAATCTCCTCGAATGATAACAGATTGGTTTTTGGAGGGCTTATTACACACCTGTATGATTTTTATAGTATGGAAGTAGTTGTTCCCATGCCAGTAATTCATAACGCTAAAAGCTTTCAACATAATTTCTATGAATATCCCGATTTCTATGCGGTCAATCTTACCTCCTTTGGTTATCTGGGAATAATTGATAGCAAAGATTCAATACACACGATGCCAAACTCATTTAATAATGAGAGTACCGGTATACAAAGAACGCTTCTAAAGACTAGATTTATAGCTCTACCAAAGACCAAAAAAATTAAATATCATGTTGATGATGTAGCTAGGGCCAATTGGAATCGAGGTCTGGCTAGGCATAATGAGTTATTATTTGTCGGAATGTCTCCAGCAAGAATTTTGGTATACAATATGGACAGCAGAGATATAGAGAAGACTATACAGTTAGAGGAAGATATAAGACATTGTATTCATGGGTTAGAAGTACTGGAGTAGCGATGGAAGCTGACATGAAAAAGGTGATGAATTCTAAGGCAGAGAAGTTAAAAATTGACGACAACTCTTGCGGTTGGGTTCTTCCAGAGGTGGACGGTTTTCGCAGGTTAATAATTTATTCACTAGGTTCCAATTTTGCTTGGGTCCACAAAGGTTTTAGAAAGAATCATGGGAAAAACAATAAGAAAAAAAAGTAAAAGGGATAAGAAGAGACTTAAGAGGGAACGAAGAACTAGAAACCAAAAGCGTAATTATGAATCGACCAACGTGGGATGAATACTTCATGGGCATGGCGTATTATGCGTCCATACGAAGTCACGATTCACAAACCAAGGTTGGTTGTGTCATAGTTGGCAGTCCTAACATAGTTGTTGGAGTTGGGTATAATGGATTTTGTACGTCAGTCAAGGAAGACGGTCTCCCCACCACTAGACCTGATAAATACCCATTTATGGTACACGCAGAAGCCAATGCTATAAGTAACCTAGTCGTCAAACAGATTGATAGCTACAGAGCCTATATCACACATCTACCCTGTGCTACCTGTGCAAAACTGTTATGGCAGAGCGGCGTTTGGGAATGGCATGCTCCGAAAGGATCAAAGGCTCACGGAGAGACCGAAGAAGACAAGATTGTCTACAACCACCTGATAGAGAATGGTCTTGAAATTACCTACCTTGAACCAGACCCGTCTTACTTAAATGAGGTTATCAGGTTACAAAAAAAGAGTAAGTCAGGATACAAGAAGAAATTGAAATGGTTTTAGTGTATAATACTTTGAATTAATCTTCATTCATCGGATGCTTTACTATGAAACAACCACCTGCTGGACTTACAACTAGGGTCGTGGTCACAAACGTTGTAGACGGCGACACAATAGATGTGCAGATAATTAAAACAGTTCGTGTGCGACTAAAGGACTGCTGGTGTCCAGAAACTAGAACAAGAGATCTTGAAGAAAAAGAAAAAGGTCTAGCCGCAAAGGCCCACGTAAAAACTTTATTGGGTGAGCAGGAGTTATATTTCGGTGAGTCAAAATATAAGCAGGCAATTTTGCATATTCCTGCTGATGAAGAAGATGACATCAAAGATATTTTAACATTTAATCGGATTTTAGGGTATATTTTTGTCGATGGACAGGACATATCATCTAAAATGGTAACCGATGGACACGCCACCAAGACGAAAAACAAGTAGGATTTCAAATGTCAGTTGGAGAATTGCAAAACTATACTTTTGTAGGAAAATACGCAAGATGGATACCAGAAAAGAAGAGGAGAGAAACTTGGAAAGAGTCAGTTGATCGCGTCAAAAATATGATGCTTGATCGATACCCCGAAGCCCAAGAAGATATTGATTGGGCATATGACCTAATGCATAAAAAGAGAGTCCTAGGTTCTCAAAGGGCGTTGCAGTTTGGAGGCAAGCCCATCTTCAAGCACCATGCTAGGGTATACAATTGTATTGCATCATATGCTGACAGGCTTAGATTTTTTCAAGAATGTATGTATCTTTTACTCTGCGGCTGCGGGGTAGGTTTTTCAGTTCAAAAACATCATGTGGCAAAACTCCCCAAGCTTGTTCCATCCAAAGGGGGCACAAAAAAGTATGCTATTCCAGACACTATTGAGGGATGGTCTGATGCTATCGGCGTATTGATCAGTAGCTATTTTGAAGATAACGACTTGTTTCCTGAGTATGAAGGAAAGAATGTTAACTTTGATTTTTCTGAAATCAGACCCGCCGGTTCGTATCTGAGTTCTAGTTCCGGCAAAGCCCCCGGACCAGAACCACTAAAAAAAGCCTTGGCTAATATCAAAAAGGTTCTAGATAAAGTCTTAAAAGAATGCGAATTTAACGTTAGAAAGTTAGAACCAATACATGTCTACGATATTGTTATGCATAGTGCTGACGCTGTTATTTCTGGTGGTGTGCGTAGGAGTGCTACGATTTGTCTCTTTTCGCCAGATGATGAAGAGATGGCATTGGCAAAAACTGGAAATTGGTTTCATAATAATCCTCAACGTGGTCGTTCTAATAATTCTGCTCTTCTCCTGCGTGATAGCACCACTTCTGAACAATTCTCCGGGTTAATGCAGTCGGTTAGGGAGTTTGGAGAGCCGGGGTTTGTTTGGTCAGATTCAACAGAGCTTATCGTTAACCCCTGCGTAGAAATTGGACTCTATCCTGTTGATGAGAAAACAGGGGAGACCGGCTGGCAAGCCTGTAATCTCAGCACGGTTAATTGTGCTAAAGTATCTACCAAGGAAGAATTCCTTGAGTCATGTCGTGCTGCTGCAATTATAGGGACGCTTCAAGCTGGATTTACCAAGCTTCCGTATCTAGGAGAGGTCAGCGAGAGAATTTTTGAGAGAGAGGCTCTTCTAGGTGTTTCCATGACAGGTATTATGGAGCAACACGAGATTTGTCTTGATCCAGTTACGCAAAAAGAAGGGGCTAGGACCGTCAAGAAAACCAATAAGGAAATCGCCAATAAGATTGGTATCAATCAGGCAGCTAGGACGACTTGTGTCAAGCCCGAAGGAACCGCCTCTTGCATTTTGGGAACTAGTTCTGGCATACATCCGCATCACGCCAAACGTTATATCAGACGGGTACAAGCAAATAAGTTGGAAAATATTTATCAACATTTCAAAACTTCTAACCCGAGGGCTTGTTCTGAATCAGTGTGGTCTGCTAATGATAGCGATGATGTAATTTCCTTTTGTATAGAGGTTCCAGATGGTTCTAAGCTTAAGAATAAGGTGAGCGCTCTTGATTTATTGGGCTGTGTAAAAACTACTCAACAAAACTGGGTCATGACTGGACGCAATGATGCGATATGCGTTAAGCCATTTTTACAACACAATGTGTCAAACACAATTAATGTTAAGCCAGAAGAATGGGAGGAGGCAGAGAGTTTCATATATAAAAACCGCAAGTTTTTCTGCGGAGTTTCCCTTCTTCCCGTAAGTGGAGATAAAGATTATCCACAGGCTCCATTCACCACGATTTATCTGCCTAGTGAGATGGTTTCCCATTATGGTGAGGGGGCGATGTTCGTAAGCGGCCTTATCGAAGTGGCTCTCAACCTATGGGAAGACAATCTTTGGTCTGCCTGTGATTCATTGCTGGGTCTTGGAGATAAAGTAAAGGGCGATGGCAAAAAAAATTGGGCTGATAGATGTCAAAGATTTGCTGGAAAATATATGGATGGAGACATAAAAAGATTGACCTACTGCATGAAAGACGTGTATAATTGGAAGGAGTGGGTTGATATGAAAAGAGAGTATCAGGCTGTGGATTATACCACATGTATAGAGCAAGAGGATAACGTAGTGCCGGAACAGGAGATCTCTTGTGCTAATGGAGCGTGTGAAATTGTATGAACGATACGAAGTATTCTTATACTACAGATGTTCCAATTTCTCTTGAACAAGGAGGATATGAGCTAAGAATTAAAAAGCTTACAAACACGGCACAGGCTCCGTTTAAAGCCCATGATCATGATGCCGGTTTCGATTTGTATGCTGATGAGGATGTTAGCATCAAAGTTGGTGGAACAGTTTTAGTCAGCACTGGAATAGCTATGGAAATACCCAAAGGGTTTGTCGGTTTAATTTGGGATAGGTCTTCCATGGGAGTAAAAGGAATTCACAGATTTGCAGGGGTGATAGATAGTGGCTATCGCGGAGAAGTTAAGGTCTGTTTGTCAAATTTTAGTTACGGTCTAAAAGACTGGCCCCATTACCACGTTCAATATGGTCTTAAAAGAGGCGACAGGATAGCTCAGTTGGTGGTTCAACAAATACCCTTAATGCGTGTCATAGAGGTGGAGGAGCTTGAGGATTCTTCTAGAGCATGCGGAGGGTTTGGTTCTTCTGGTAAATAATAAATGAAAAAACGACATCATCGAAGACAGCTTAAAGCAAAAACAGATAATCAATTTGAATATATAAGAGCAATTGCTGAATCAGATATTACTATATGCACAGGACCAGCCGGAAGTGGCAAAACTACTGTGTCAGTTGGGTTGGCGTGTGAGTATCTAACTTCTAGCAAAGTTGAAAAGATCATAATAACCAGACCAGTTGTAGAATCTGGCAAGGGGCTTGGATTTTTACCCGGCTCTTTTCACGACAAGATATACCCATATTTAGTCCCGGTTGTTGAAGAAATGAATGGATATCTGGGAACCGAATCCGTAAAAAAGTTAATAGCAGAAAACATTATCGAAATTTGCCCCTTGGAATATATGAGGGGCAGAAATTTTCACAATGCATTCATCATTCTTGACGAAGCGCAAAATGCTACCTTCGAACAGATAAAAATGTTTTTGACCCGCATGGGACGTAAATCAAAATGCGTCATAAATGGAGATATTGATCAGTCTGATTTAATACCAAGGCTCAAGGGGGCCTTAACTATATGCGCCGACAGGCTAGATGGCGTGGCTGGGGTCAGCGTAGTTAGGCTAACCGAAGACGATATAATTAGAAACAAAATAATTGCCCGTATCTTGGCTAAACTGGATCCTAAAGATGGGTAAATATTATTACGGAATAATGTGGCTAGCCATAGGAGTGATATCTTCCATAGATCTCTACTGGTCTATAGTTTACCAAAGCCAACTCTACGAAATAGAACTGAATCCGTTGGGAAGATTTCTTATTGCCATGGATAATGGACAAGTATCTCTGTTCATGGCAGTCAAAATGTTAGGAACTATTGCGGTGCTGGGTGCCCTAGTGGTACTATATCACTGGAGGAGGTCTACTGCATGGCCCGTAATGACCTCGATCTTTGTCTTTCAGTCGCTTTTACTAGTTTACATTGGTCAATGCGTAGCAAATTAAAATGCCAGAATATGAATATAGATGCGCATGCTGCGAACATGAATTTTCTGTTAACCAGAACATAAAAAAATACAAGCCCAAGAAACAATGTCCTGAGTGTAAGAAGCATGGGTTGGAGCGAGTGATATCTCCTCCGAATATTTTTGTTAGAGGAGAAGCCCAGACAATCGGACAGTTGGCAGAACGTAACACAAAATCTATGGGCCATTACGAACTGTCAGACGCCAGAGGCAGACAAGATGAAGGAAACTTTAAAAAGAAGGGAGAAGGCCCGTGGCATCACTCTACCGGCACTGCTACTCCAGCAGAAATCAATAGAATGTCAGATACTCAAAAATATAGATATGTAAGGACTGGTAAGAAATGAAAAACGATTACGATGATGATGCTCTTATGGAAGATTCAAGTTCAAATCTTGAAGACCTTGGTCATCAGATTATAGAATGCGCAGATTGCCACTCCCCTCTAGTGGATATCTGGAGAGTGGGAGAGTCTGAAAGAAAAACTGACATTCAGGCTATCTGCAAAGATCCAAATTGCGAGGGCACAAGTTGGAAATATTCGGTTGAAGGAGAGTTCTATATTGGCTGCACAGATTGCAGCAGAATTGTAGACATTGAAGACAAGGAGGGGATTACATTTATCCACGCGGCCCCCCAAGAAAAGGGAACAATATGATCGAAGAATTTATACAAGAAGACAATACAGAAATCTATTATGTTCTTACTGATGGAAAGAAGTCAACCAAAGAAACCACACTCGCGTGCGCTAAAATAAGTGTCGGTGATTCAACAGAGGTTTTCTTCGTAAAATTTCACCGAGGAAAGTTGTTTGATCCACATGGCATGGACAAAAATAAAATCAAAAATGCTCAATACAGAAAAGTAGATGCAACAACATTTGACTTGTATTTAGGCTACCTTAAGAGTCGCAAAGGTGATCTCTTATTAAGAGCCGAAAGGAGATGCATAGATGTCTAAAAGAAAAGGTCCGCTTTCTAAAGTAGACAAATTTTATATTGACAATAACTCTGGTTTAACTTCGGAAGAATTAGCCTCAGATCTTGATAGGTCTGTGTCTACGATTTCCAAGCATCGTAAAACTAGAACGAAACATCTGGCTTCTATAAAAGAAGATACTAAAAGTTCCGTAGTTGGCGACCTGATGGGAAATAAAACCGCTTCTCAAAAACGCAAGGGCGTTACGATAATGACACCGGCGGCTTCTGAGCTATCAGATGAAAAAAAGTCAACACCACTGTCAAAGAATAGTGACTCTGTTGTTCACAGGATTAAAAAATGACAGCGTCTGTTGCCAAGTCAATAGACAGATACGTGAATATTTATGCGGATAGTAATCCGATTTGGATAGTGACACTTTCAAATGGTGAAACCGTGTACCAAGATGATGGAAGACCTGATACGCTCCCACATAGCGCGTGGGAAAGGCTTGGAAAATACTGTGAAGAAACCGAAGCCTACATCACGGGCATGAGGATAAAAAATCGTTCTCATGTCGAGGTTGTCGGAATCGGTGGCGATGGCTATTATTTCTGTAAGGGCGCGGGAAAATTTTTGTTTGGAGATACTACAAATCACTCGTTTATTGCCGGTGTTCTTGAAAACAATACGCTAAGGGTTCGTCGTTGGAATCTTCCAGAGGTTGTTCCAGACTCTTATGAAGAACGAGATCCGATTGAGGCTGGAATTTTTTTGATTCAAAAGAAGGATTGTAATGACAAAAGTCTATCAGCATGTGACGACGGGACAGAACTGTAATGCTGCTCAATATATTGCTGAAATGGTTTGCCTCAGAGAAGCGGAATCAGCCAACGAGGGGCAACCGGCTTTCAAACTGTGGAATACCGAAAAGTGGAAAAATAAATTCCGCAGTCAGGTGACAAAAGCATATGCTCTTCTCAAAAAATATGATGATCTTGCCATTATCAACGCTCTCAGATCCCCCGCTGGCAAAAGGATCTATTCTCTTCGACTTAAAAACCTAGAGAATTTAATCAAACAAGAGCAAAGTCAAATAGATAGCAAAAAATCTATACCGACTAAACCACAAGAATATAAGACAAGCGGCTCTTCTTCCCCAAGAAAGCCATATGGAAGTAAAAGCAATGTTCAGAAACTGAGGGAGATGGAAGGTTAACATGGCTACTTTAGATGAAACAACTACCAAAGAAATAATAAAAAAATATGGAGACGTTGTCAAAAGTGGGTCCGAAATTTTCGAGGAGCGTTCCAAACTTCAAATCATACCGGTAAGTCCAGCATTAGACCTAGCTCTGGGTGGAGGTATTCAGGAGGGAAGCTGGGTTACTTTGATGGGAGACCCAAAAAGCGGAAAAACCACGACGGCTCTACAGTTCGCTGCTACTTGTCAGTCCGAAGAGTATGATAGCCGTCCAATTATTTATATGGACGTAGAGGGAAGGCTAAAATCTATGAACCTTTCCGGTGTTCATGGGCTAGATCGAGAAAGAATAAAAGTAGTCGGCGCTAATGACGAACCCATGAGCGCAGAGCAGTATCTTAATATCGCAGAGACCTACATAAGACAAACGCCGAACTGCGTTCTTATAGTAGACTCTATTTCAGCTTTAATTCCAGAAAAGGAATTGATTGACGATGTTAATGCTCAATTCCGCCCATCACTCCCAAAGCTTTTAAAGAATTGGTGCAAAAAACTCGGAGGCACCGTTCCTCGACAGCATGCTATCATCCTTATGATCGTTCACTTGATTGCTAACACGTCAGGGTTTGGAAAGACCAAGGTTCCTGATGGTGGAAGGGGCATACAGTATCAGACAGACAATATTTTAGAGATCAAATACATCAAGCCGTGGGAGGTTGGTGGGTCTCAAATCGGACAAATGATTCATTGGAAAATCATGACCTCCGCTGCGGGGGGATTTCCGGGTGGTGAGGCGCAGAGTTGGCTACGATATGGACACGGCATAGATAAAACACAAGAGCTTTTTATCATGGCTGTGGATCTAGATGTGATCGGTAAGGCTGGGGCTTGGTACACTTGCAGTTATCTCATCGAAAACGCGGAGACCTTTTCAGATCTTCTAAAGCAGAACGATGTAGATATTGATGACGAAAAGGCTGTTAAATCATTCTTCCAATTTCAAGGTCAAGATAAAGCGGTGACTTTTCTGAACGATAATCCAGAGACATTAAAGTTTTTGGAGAAAGAAATCAAGGAGATGTTTTGATTGTTACTGGTTTCGACGGTAGAGAAAAAAAATGGAGGCTTCCTAAAAAGAGTAAAGCAAAGAGGGGGAGACAATCTAAACTTCACAAAAGAACAAGATTAATCTTGCGTGATCTGTTCCGGCGTGATATAATCTTGGAAGAAGTTTCTCTCCCCGGCAGCAACACCACCACCCGGCCTTCAATTTTGTTTGCCGATTTTTTTATACCCTCAAGAAATCTTATAGTAGAAGTTCACGGCAGGCAACATTATGAGTTCGTTGATTTCTACCATAAAACAAAAAGTGGTTTCTATAAATCTCAGGCGAGAGATAGAGATAAGATGCGCTGGTGCAGACTGAACAAGATTGATATTGTTACCTTAAAATACACAGGCGATGACGATGAATGGAAAACAGAGATCCGCGATAGATGAGTTGAACGATTTTATCAAGTCTATTGATTCCTATATCATAGGGGAAGATGTTCAACGAATACAGATAAATCCAGAAGTTGAGGAAACGCTTAATTTTACTGGAGTGGAAGTAAATTCCTTGACCTCCGAAGACTGTTGCGAAAAAGCTTACTGCATATATGCCTACTGTAGTTATGTCCAATCAGTTTTCAATAAACATCAGGCTAAGTTGTACTGGTGTGACAGCCAGCTTAATAAGATCGTCGCAAAACAAGCGGAATCTTACAGCAAATATATGAAGTGGGAGCAGAAGTATTTCACTATTATCGAACAGGATGAGTTTGCTAAAAAAATATTTGATGCAAAAATGGTTTCAGAAGCCAGAGTCATTTGGTTGACAGATAAAATTAGAGACATGAGAAAAATGGCTGATACATTAATGGAGCTAAGCAAGAGGAAAACATACTCATGACAAGCCCTCTGGATAAAATCAGATCTGGGATATTAAGTAATAATATGCACCTCGTCACTGAAGGTTTTGAAAAATTAACCGGGGAATCGTTATCAAAGGTTGACCAAGCCCCCGATCCGAAAGAAGATTTTATAGCCCCCGCTCAAAATCAATCGCCGGGAAAAACTAGAATAGCGAGGACAGAACCAATCCATGCTGGAGAAAATCAGTTTTTAGACGATAGCATCGAGGCAAAAGATGTTGAAACCCCACAAGTAAACCCCACAAAAAGAACGAGGTCAAGAGCCTCTATAATTGATGTCCGGTGTCATATTTGTGATATCGTAGAAAAGATTCCTGAATCCTTAATGCAGGGGAGGGAATTTTACCGTTGTGATAAATGTTCTAGAAGGTAGTCATGGTCAAGCTAATTAACAATCCGTCGTCTGAAAGGGCAGTTCTATCGGGAATTTTTCAACACGGTGCGGATGCGTTTATTGATGTTGATGATATCATCGACACCAATACTTTTTCCCTAGAAGAAAACCAGATAATATACACCTGTCTAAAGCGTGTTCTTAGTAAAAGTTCTAGCATAGACCTTCCTTCTATATTAAGCGCTGCGGAAGACTTGGGGTTGCATGATTTTTTCAATGAAAAAATCTCTTCGGATCATATCAAAGCGCTTGCAAGCTTTGAAATCGAATTAGAAAATGTTAGAAAGCATGCAGTAAAACTCAAAAAGCTAGATGTAGCAAGAGATATACGCTCCAAGATACGCAAGATAAATTCTGACATCGGTGACGTTACCGGAGAAGAGTCTATTGATGAAATTCTCAGCATAGCAGAAGGGCCAATTTTTGACCTTTCCGCAGCCCTTAATCATTCTGTAGAAAATAAGCCTTCTGTATTGGGTGAAGAAGTTGAGGATTACGTTGCCTATCTAGAAGATAATCCCACTGATATGCTTGGGCTTAGCAGCGGTTTTTTGAGATACGACACTGCTATAGGTGGCGGCTTTAGGAGAAAATGCGTAGACCTTATAGCGGCTAGGCCCAAGGTGGGCAAGAGCATGATGGCCGATAACATTGCAGTAAACATTGCTGAGAATTTAGATATTCCCGTTCTATTATTGGACACTGAGATGTCCAAAGAAGATCACTTCAATCGCATCCTAGGAAATTTCAGCGGTGTTAACATCAATGATATCTCTACGGGAAAATTTTCCATAAGTGCATGCGACAAAGAAAAAGTTCAACAGGCCACGCAAAAATTTAAAGAGATCCCACTTAGCTACATGACAATTGCCGGGAAGGCTTTTGAGGAAACCTTGTCCATAATCAGAAGATGGATAGTCAAGAACGTAGGCTACGATGAAAATGGACGTGTAAATGACTGTATGATTATATATGATTATCTTAAACTCATGCATTCGAATCAGATAAATGACAGCATGAAAGAGTTTCAGGTTTTAGGATTTCAAATTACACAGCTACACAATTTTTGCGTCCAGTATGACTGCCCCTGTTTAGCTTTTGTCCAGTTAAACAGAGACGGGATCACAAAAGAAAGCACCGATGTTGTCAGCGGTTCCGATAGACTCATTTGGCTTTGTAGCAGCTTTTCTATTTTTAAGAACAAGTCGGATGAAGAAATCGCAGAGGATCAGGGAGAAAGCGGCAACAGAAAGTTGATTCCAATTGTAAGCAGACATGGTTCCGGCTTAGACGATTATGATTATATAAACATGTCAATGAGGGGCGAGGTAGCTAGGGTGGAAGAAAGAGAAACGAGAAATGAGATTAAATTCGATACGCATACTAAAGAGTCAGGTTTTAGCATCGATAATTTAGATGACAAAGAAAGCCCATTTTAATGGATAAGAATCAACTGATAGTTTTATCAAACAAGATAGCAGAAAAAATTACAGATCTTTTTGATCTATTTGGAGTAAGATATTTTGAACAGTACGACAGAATTACTTCTGTATGCCCCATTCATGATGGGGCCGATAACCCGCAAGCTTTTACCGTAACCACAACTAGGGATCAATTCTTTGGATACTGGAGATGTTGGACACATGGCTGTGAGAGCAAATTCGTACCCACTCCGATAGGATTGATCAGAGGCTTATTAACAGCGCAGAGAGGCGAAGAGGTTTCTTTTCCTGAAGCAGTTGAGTTTGCTATTAATTTTACATCCTCTTCTTTACAAGAACTAGAGCAAGAGGGCAAGAATTTTAAACTGAAAAAATTCATAGAATTGTCTGAAAAGGTTTACCCAGACGCCACAAGAACAAAGTATTTGGTGAGGAGAAGCGACGTGAGAGATACCCTGTCTAGACCGGTGGCTTATTACACAGACAGGGGATACGACGAAAAAACCTTGGACGTTTTTGATATCGGGATCTGCACAGATCAGTCTAAACAAATGAAAAACAGAATTGTTGCCCCGGTTTATGATGATGACCATAAATTCATGATTGGTTGTGTTGGTAGGGTCTCACATGAAAATAGCAATGGAAACAAGTGGATAAATTCCAAACACTTTAATTCCGGTGCTCATTTGTATGGTTACTGGCTAGCAAGAGACGCCATAAGAAACACCAAAACTGTCATACTGGTAGAGGGACAGGGAGACGTTTGGAGACTATACGAGGCGGGCATAAGAAACTCAGTGGGAATGTTTGGGTCTAGTTTGAGCGATGGTCAGGCTAGGATTCTTGAGACTTCTGGAGCCTTGAATGTAGTCATCCTCACAGATAATGATGAGGCTGGGGACAAGGCGAAGCAGTCCATTATCCATAAATGTGACAGGCTGTTCCATATCATCTGTCCTGAGTTTTCCAAAGACGACATTGGCGAAATGACTGTCGCTGAAATAAACGAAGAAATAAAACCACAACTTGAGGGAATGATATAATGGATCAGAAAATTCTAGGTATATCTGGAGCAAAACAGAGTGGAAAAACCACTTGTACAAACTTTTTACACGGATACCAACTCAGACTTCACGATGTCGTAACCAAATTTATGATGAATGACGAGGGAGATCTTCTTGTCAACGCCATGACCAGCAATGAAAAGGGCGACGAAGAGGAGGGCGTAGGGGTATTGGATGTTTTCAGGCTGGATAACGAGTTTGTTGACTATGCCTCGCAGATGGTTTGGCCATACGTAAAAGCTTTTAGTTTTGCAGACCCCCTCAAGCTCATGGCTATGCATCTATTTGGACTTACTGAGCAGCAATGCTACGGTTCTGATGAGTATAAGAACACAAAAATCCCCGTGAAGAGGAAGTTCATAAAAAAGCTACTGAACAGAGACTTGGGCGACGACAAGTTTTTGACAGCCAGAGAATTCTTACAGCTGTTTGGCACTGATGTTTGCAGAGCAATTAAGCCTGATGTATGGACATCGTCCTGTCTAGATAGAGTAAAAGAAAGTGACGCTGAACTTGCTATTGTTTCTGACTGTAGATTTCCTAATGAGATAGACGCTATAAAAAATGCTGAAGGAAGAGTAATCAGGCTGACTAGATGCCCATATGATGATGGACATGAAAGCGAAACAGCTTTGACAAATGAATACGAAAAATATGATCATGTGATTGATAACGCTAACTTAAATATGGATGAAGCCAATAGGGCTTTAATGGACGTTCTCAAAGAGTGGGGATGGTTGCAGTCTAAGGTGGGATAATGAAAGAAGAATCGATAGAATATATGGGATATACTCTCTCCGTCAAAAAGCCTTGGGGAGGATATACAGATTATTTCAGAAGTGATAGAGTTGTTTTCAAAAAGATAGTTATTCTTCCCGGCGAAGAAATATCGTATCAAATGCATAGCAAGAGAAGTGAATTTTGGTATGTAATAGAAGGCACGGGTTTACTCAGATGGAATAACGTAAACAACTGGAAGGTTGCACCGGGGTTCACTATCGAGATTAGAAAAAACGATTCTCACCAGCTTATAAATACGGGAGATATAGATCTAGTAGTTTATGAGATGCAGTTTGGAGAATGCTCAGAGGACGATATCGTTAGAATGGAAGATAAATATGAACGAAGCGAAGACAATGAATAATAGGGTAAAAATTGATCTACCACAAGAGAAACTTAAAGAGGCTATGGAAATAGCTAAACAAAGAGATGCCAAAAAGGAAAAGTTTGGATCTAAGAGTTACAACAATACATACAAAAGCTCCGAGGATGTGCATATTGTTGGAGCGGTAGGTGAAGCTGCCGTGGCCCATTTTTTTGGCGTAGAGATGGACAAGACTATTTTTCAAGAACATGGCGATGCCGGTGTAGACAATACCATCAAGGGATACGGAAACATCGAAGTCAAGACAACTACCTATTGGAAAGATCCTTACCTGAGAGTACCAGCGTACAGACCGAACAAGGAAATAGATTATTACGTTCTATGTTATGTTGACAAGAGTGACTATTCAAATGTTTGGATCGTCGGCTCCGCTAAGAGGAACGAGGTTGTAAAAAAAACCAAGCGTCGCTTGTACAGGGATGGACCCCTTAATTATATTATGGAAGAAAAAGAACTGGAAAATATACATGATAGTATGCTACATAAGAAGCAGCAGTCTTAGTACTCTTGAGTTCTGCGAGCAAAAGTTTTTCTTGCAATATAATTTGTCGTTTCAAGACAAAACTAATAAAAAGGCTTTAATGGGGACGATTACCCACAAAGCACTTCAGGTTCTGGGGGATAAAAAATTATGCCTCAACAGAGGCAATAAGAGTTTTACAGACGGCGAGTTAGGTCGATTGAGTCTCGAAGATTGTGACAACATAGAAAAAATTACATCCAAAGCTTTTGAGTATTACACCAGTCACGAACCAGATGTCGATCTAGACAACTCCAGCCTGAAGACCTGTACCAAATGGGTTCACAAGGCTATAGAATATAATGATGGGTTGCTGGATCCCAGAAATCAAAACGTGTTTGCCACTGAAGAGTACTTTGATTTCGAAATAGATGAGCCTTGGGCCAAGTACTGCTACAATATAGGCGGTGAAAAAATTGAAGGCAGACTGGCCATTAAAGGAACAGTCGATCTAATAGTCAAACACGATAAAAAATATTACGAAATCCTTGACTACAAAACCGGAAAGCGCATAAATTGGGCAACGGGTGAGGAGAAGACTCTCGAATCTTTGCAGAGCGACACGCAGCTACTGCTCTACTACTATGCCCTCAAGAACATGTACCCGGATTACGATTTCGGTGTTAGCATCTTCTACATTAACAGCGGTGGCCTCTTTTCCATGTGCTTTGATGATCAGGATTATGTTAAAGCAGAATCTATCTTGAAGAAAAAATTTCAATACATCAAGAATTCAAAACGCCCAAAACTTCTATGTGATGAAAACCGACACTGGAAATGTCGTAAGCTGTGCAAGTTTAGTGAAAATCAGGAGGGGACCAATAAAAGCGTATGCCAGTTTATGCGTGACGAAATCAAGAAGAAGGGCGTGAATAAAGTTGTATCTGAATATGGAAATTTGACAAAGCTTTCTACCTATGGAAGCGGTGGAGGAAAATTGAAAAAATGAGTTGGGTTCCACTACACCTACACACACACTACAGTTTGTTAGACGGCCTGTCTAAGCCACAGCAAGTAGCGGATAGGTGCGCCGATCTGGGCTACAACGCTTGTGCGATTACTGATCACGGCACAATTTCTGGAGCGGTATCTTTTACAGGGGCTATGAAGAAAAAGAATATCAAGCCCATAATGGGTTGCGAGTTCTATCTTAGTCAAGAAGACTGTCGGATTCAAGAGAAGGAGAATAGATCGCTAAGTCATCTTGTGGTTCTTGCAAAGAATAAGTCGGGTTGGGATAGGTTAATAGAGGCGAGTTCCAGAAGTAATGACGATGACGTGTTTTATTTTAAACCCAGACTAGATCTAAATTTACTGAGCGAGTACGCAGATGGAAATCTAATAGCATTTAGTGGACATCTTGGCAGCGATTTGGCAAACATTATTTTTACCGACTTCAAAGAGGCCTATCGCGCAGAGACCGAGATGGTTGTTAAGGAATATATTGATCCAGACTGGGAATTAAAAGTTCTTAATAAGGCAAACTTGTATAAGGATATCTTTGGTAAAGAGAACTTTCTTATCGAGATACAGTGTATTGACGAAGAAAACTCACCGGCTGCTAAACTAGTGGCTCAAGGTCTGAGATATGTAGCAAAAAAATATAAGTTTCCGTCTGTAGCTACTGCCGATTCTCATTATCCAACCAAGGCAGACGCGATAGATCATAGCATCTTGCTATGCTCTGCTATGAAAACAACTCTAAGAAACATTAAAAGCAAAGTCAAAAACAATGAAAATGTAGGGTTTGCAGGATTCTTAAAATCAAATAACTTCCACATCCCCTCGCTAGAGGAGATGAAAAATCTTCACACAGAAGCTGAATTAGCTAATTCAATTATGATAGCAGACATGTGTGAGGATTATAGCATTCTTAGCAAGCCAATGCTTCCAAAATTCTCTTGTCCAGACGAGGTAGAAGAAGAAGATTTTCTTCGGGAACTGTGTCGCGGTGGATGGAAGGATCGCTTAAACGCTATCGGAAAACTTGCGTCTGATGAATCCTACAAACTGTACACTGAAAGGGTAAAGCAGGAGCTAGATGTTATCAGTCGGGCTAATTTATCTGGTTATTTTCTTATTGTCAGAGACATAGTTAACAGGGTTAAAGATTGCGGCTGGCTACCGGGTCCGGGCAGGGGGTCGGCGGCGGGATGTCTAATTTCATATCTTGTAGGAATTACGGAGGTGGACCCGATTGAATTTGGTCTTCTCTTTGAGAGGTTTTACAATGCTGGACGCAACACAGCAGACCATGTATCATTGCCAGATATTGACATTGACGTACCCGCTACCAAGCGGGACGAGGTAATTGATTATATCAGGTCTAAGTATGGCTCAGAAAAGGTCGGTCAGATGGTAACCTTTGGAAGGCTACAAGGACGAAGCGCCCTAAAGGAGGTCTTGAGGATGAACGAGGCGTGTTCTTTTGACGAGATGAATATCATCACTAAGAGCCTTCCTCACGAACACGAAATCTCTGACCTGTTGATTGACATGGATGAGCCATCGGTGATTAAGTGGTCCTTGATTAATCAACCGGATTCTCTTAGAGACTATTGTAGGATGAATGATGCTGGAGAGTTGGAGGGAGAATACTCAAAGCTATTTGAACAAGCCATGCGCATAGAAGGAACATTTAAATCTCAAGGAAAACATGCTGCTGGGGTAGTGATCTCGTCCCACAACCTTAGTAGCGTTTGTCCTATGGTCAGAGACAAAAAGGGTTCTGATAAAATTGCTGGAATGGAGATGACAGATTTAGAGGCTATGGGACATGTCAAGTTTGATATACTTGGCGTGTCATTATTAGATAAACTCATGGGAGTCAGGGATCAATTAGAACAATGAGCACTTCGTACAGGGAAAAGATTCGAAACAAACTGGAAGACGGCGAATACGAGGAGTGGAACTCTCTAAGTATATGTTGCCTTAACGATTTTTGTACCACGAGGGGAGGTATTAAGTATCAGGTTCATTGTGAAGATAGCAGATATAGATTTAGTAGGCTATATTCAAATTACAATGATGCGATATCTAAATTTTTGAACATCAAACATAAACTTTTAAGAACCAAGGGAGACAAATAATGCCTTCGGCACATGACATAATTGTATTTGACTTTGAAACTGGAAGCAGAGATCCTCACAAAACCCAACCTACTCAAATTGCAGCGGTTGCTATTCACGGAAGAAAGCTTACAGTACAGCCGAAAGGATATTTTAATAGCGAGATCCGGCCCATTCTGGATGACGACAAGGCTATAGAAATGGGTCTTGATCCCATAGAAGATGAGGCATTGGCAATTACAAGAAAGACTAGAGCCAACCTTAAAAAGGCTCCATCCCCTAAACAGGTTTGGGGGAAGTTCTCTAACTTTGTAAACAAATATAACTGGAAAAAGACCCCCTACTTTGCCCCCATACCTGCCGGGTATAATATAAACGGATTTGATTTGATTATTGCCGACAGAATGTGTCAACAGTATGGACCCGTTGACAAGAAAACGGGGAGACAGACGCTGTTCAATAAAATTCACAGGGTCGATGTAATGAATCTAGTCTGGGGCTGGCTGGAAAATAATCCAGATATCAAAAGATTCAGCCTAGATTCTCTCAGAGATTACTTTGGCCTGTCTAAAGAAAATGCCCATGATGCACTTCAAGACATAAAAGATACGGCTAATATTATGATTAGGTTCATGAAAATGCAGCGCAAATTTGCAGAAAAAGTACATTTTGAAAAGGCTTTTGCAGATGGAAAAACATACGTTTGATGTCTACAATATTGATTACGATGACAGCCTAACATGGGAGCTTATCTGTCAGGGAAAAACCAAGGGTGTTTTTCAATTGGAAAGCAGCCTTGGGAAGTCTTGGTCTAAACGTGTTCGTCCTAGAAATCTTGAGGAACTGGCAGCTTTAACTGCTCTGCTTCGTCCCGGTTGTTTAAAAGCTATTGTCGATGGAAAGTCCATGACTCAGCATTACGTTGACCGTAAGAATGGAGAAGAAGAGGTAACTTATATTCACGAGTCTTTAGAACCCATTCTTAATCAGACTCAAGGAGTTCTTGTATATCAAGAGCAATCTATGAAAATATCTCAGAAGGTTGCTGGATTTGATCTTCAACAAGCCGACGATTTAAGAAAAGCTATTGGCAAAAAGAAAGCTGATCTCATGTCTAAAATCAAAAAAGAGTTCATCAAAGGCTCTGAAAATGAAAATATTGTTTCTAAAGAAGCGGCGGAAGAGATATTCTCATGGATCGAAAAGTCTAGTCGTTATGCTTTTAATAAGTCCCATGCTGTTAGCTATGCTATCTGTGGCTATTGGTCTGCTTATGCTAAAGCGCATTATCCAGTCGAATTTTATTGCCATTGTTTGAGACATGCTAAAAACAAACCAGATCCACAAAGAGAAATTAGAGAATTGGTATCAGACGCCAAGACTAATGATATATTTATACTGCCCCCATGTATAGAAGAGATGAATGAAGATACCTGCATCATCAACGGTAAAATCCATTTTGGTTTGACCGACATTAAATCAATAGGGGTTAACCAAATTCAGAAACTAAAACAAAAATTAGAAGAGGAAGAGGACAAGCTAGATAAAAAAATCGGAGAGTGGAACTGGTATGAGTTTTTAGTTAGGTTTTCTGACAAGATCGGATCTTCCACGGTTATTGCGATGGTTTCTGTTGGGGTTTTATCTGCCAACAAGATCAGCAGAAATAAAATGCTTGATGAGTTTGACACTTGGACAAAGCTAACCAACAAAGAGAGGCTTTGGGTATACGACCAGCACTGCCAATGGGACAATCTTAAAGACGCTCTCTTATCCCTGCGACCAACTAAGAAAATGGGTGGCGGAACCTTTAATGACAAAAGAAGCGAGATAGTCAAAGATTTGATAAAACAAACAAGAAAACCGGCATATTCCCTAGAGGACACACCAGATTGGGTTGCTGGCATTGAGCAGAACTACTTAGGGGTTCCAATTACCTATTCAAAGGTGGACTCTTGTGATACCAGTTCTGCCAACGCAACATGTAAAGACTTCTTGAACGGCGGTAAAGTAAAAGACGTGGCCCTAGCCGTTTCAATCAACAGTGTACGCCCATACACTCTGAAGAAAGGTCAAAACAAAGGGAAAGATATGGCTTTTTTGTGTGTTGAAGATCACACAAGTCCCCTAGACAACGTAGCCATTTTTGCTGATCAGTGGGAAAAATACAGGAATCTGTTGTACGAAGGAAATACTGTAGTGATCTATGGGGGTGAATCCAAAAGGGGTAAATATAGATCCGACAGCAGTCTAATAGTCGAAAGAGTGTGGCAAATATAAGACCCCACAGGTATAGTATTACTACAAAACGTTGCTTTTGAAAAAAGGAAAAGTCTATGAACAACATTACAAATGATTGCCGGTTTTTTGGGAGACTCGTAGCCAATCCGCAGCTGATCAAGACCAGAAACGATGTAGACTTAGTTACTTTTACACTTGCTGTTCCAGAATATCGCAGAGAAAGGGATGGAGAAAAGAAAAAAAACGTTAGTTATTTTGACTTTGAAGCTTGGGACACCGGGGCGGTTACTATTGCTAAATATAGTGAAAAGGGAGACGAAATCTTTGTACACGCATCCGCTAGACCAAACAACTGGACAGATCGTGAGGGTGTAAAAAGATATCAAATTAAGTTTAGAGTAAAAGAGTTCAAGATTCTTAACTATAATAAGAAGCAAAATGAAACCGAGAAGAATGACAATGAGGTAGAGCCTGTTGCAGATCATGGTGAAGATGGGTAGAGATGATGATTTAAATAACTCTAGATCAGAGCTTGAGGAACAATTGATCCAACAGCATTATGGATTGGTTGTTTCTCAAGCCTTGATTTTTTCAAGTGACGACAGAGGTGTTCTTGAAGACTATATACAGGTTGGATTAATAGGTTTGCTAAAGTCCATAAGAAAGTATGATAAGAACAAAGCAAAATTTTCGACCTTTGCCTCGGTGTGTATAAAAAACGAGCTTATCAACTTTTCTAACAGGACGTTAAAGAAGAACAAAAAGGTTAAGATCGTATACAGTACCGATCTTATGTCTAGTCTTTCTGAAGATGCTAAGCATTATTATTTGGAAAAGGAAAATCTTTTTGAAATTGAACATGGGCTTTTGACGGAAGAACAGAAACTTATCTTGAAAAGAAAAATGGAGAATCACACCAACAAAGAAATTGCAGAGGAAATTGGTTGCTCTAAAGGGTCTCTGAAAAATAGATTCAGGCAAATAATAAAACTGTTACGAGAAACGCACTGCGATGAATAGGAAGAAAAAAATTCTTTTATGTTGCGAAGCAAGCTATCTCAATACAGGATATGCTACTTACGGCAGAGAGGTCATGAAGCGCCTCTATCAAACTGATAAATATGATCTCGCGGAGTTTGCTAGCTACGGAGAATCTACTGATCCAAGAGTTGGAGAAATATCTTGGAAGTTCTATCCCAACTCTCCGCAAAAAGACAATAGTAAAGAATTGAACGAATACCACTCCAAGGGTACAAACCAATTTGGGGAATGGAAGTTTGAACAGGTGCTATTAGACTTCCAGCCAGATATAGTATTCGATATTAGGGATTTTTGGATGATAGATTATCAAGAAAGGTCTCCATTTAGAAAGTATTTTCATTGGGCTATAATGCCAACCGTCGATGCTGAACCACAGAATGAACAGTGGCTGGCTACATATGCTAATGCTGACGGAGTGTTTAATTATTCCGAATGGGGCAGGGACGTATTGGAGCAAGAGGGGAGAGGCAAGATTAATTGTCTTGGATGCGCCCCCCCGTCTGCTGATGCGGCCTACAGACCGGTTTCCGATAAAAGAGAGCATAAAAAAAATATGGGATTCGATCCCGATACGATAGTTATCGGAACAGTGATGAGAAATCAGAGGAGAAAATTATTTCCAGATTTATTCAAGACCTTCAGAATGTTTCTAGATTCTTCTGGAAGATCGGATGTTTATCTTTACTGTCATACAAGCTTCCCTGATGTAGGATGGGACATTCCGAAACTTATTAATCAATATGGTCTGTCCAGTAAAATCATACTGACATACGTATGCGTAGAATGCAAAAACGCTTTTCCCTCGTATTTTTCAGATGCCAGAACAAGATGTCCGTTTTGTAATGGACATTCTGCTGGACTTGCCAGCGTTCAGAAGGGAGTCTCATATCAATTCCTGTCTGACATTATGAACTCTTTTGATCTATATTTACAGTATGCTAATAGTGAAGGGTTTGGACTGCCTCAAGTAGAAGCTGCTGCTTGCGGCGTACCTGTAATGTCGGTGGATTATTCTGCCATGTCCAGTGTCATCAGAAGATTGGGAGGCGAACCCCTGAGAGTCAAAACCTTATACCAAGAGCTAGAAACCGGGTGCAACAGGGCTGTCCCAGATAATGAATATGCAGCTAAAAAAATAGAGGAATTCTTCAGCTTATCCTATGACGAAAGATATGAAGTAGGCTTAAAGATAAAGAAAAACTTTGAGAAATACTACCAGTGGGACAACACCGCTAAGGTTTGGGAAAATTATTTTGATAGCATCGAAATAAGACATGAATCAGAAACTTGGAAATCTCCCCCAAGAACTCACACTCCCTCAACGTCGGTTCCCCACGACCTTCCCCCTAAAGAATATGTTCAATGGTTAATTTTGAATGTTTTGGGTGAGCCGGATAGGCTAAATTCGTATATGGAATCGAGAATGGTACGAGATCTTAATTACGGATTCCATCTAGAGGGCACTGGCGGGATGTACTTTAATGAGGACTCCATGCAGTTTGCCAGACCACAGTTCGAAAAATTTGACAAAGAAATTGCTTATAATTATCTTCTTGATTTATGCATTCGTAGGAATTTTTGGGAGCAAAAGAGGCAAGAATTACTAAGATGAAGGTATTATATATTGGATGTTATAGAGATGGTACTGGTTGGTCTCAAGCAGCCATTGATTACATACTGTCTATGGACTCTGTTGGAATAGACGTAGTTCCGAGATCCGTCAAGTTAAATTCTAACCCCCCCGAGTTGCCGGAACGCATTATAGAATTGGAAAACAAAAGCAGTAGAGGATGCGACGTTTGTATCCAGCATGTCCTGCCCCACATGATGGACTACAATGGAAGGTTTGATAGAAATATTGCCCTATACGCTACGGAAACAAATAGTTTTAAGTGGTCTATCTGGCCTGATCGTATCAACCAGATGGACGAGGCGTGGGTTATCAACAACCATATGGTAGAGGTCTCCAAGTCAAGCGGTGTAAATATACCGATAAGTGTCATACCACACGCATCTGATATATCTAAGTTTAAACGCGACTACGAACCTATATATATACCAGATTCAGAAAACAATTTTGTTTTTTACTTCATCGGAGACTTAAACAGAAGAAAGAATTTATCTGCTTTTGTTAGAGCTTTTCACAGCGAGTTTAAAATTAATGAGCCAGTTTCGATAGTAATTAAAACTAGCAAATACAATACTTCTTCAGATGATTGCGCTGCGGAAGTAAAAGAGATGTGTAATAACGTTAAAACTGGTTTAAAACTATATCCAAGTTTAGAGCACTACAAGGAAGATCTTATAATCACGGATCGTCTAGATGAAGAAACCCTCAGAAGACTTCATGCTACTTGCAATTGTTTTGTTATGCCTAGCTATGGCGAAGCTTGGTGTATTCCAGCCTTTGACGCAATGGGCTTCGGGAATACTCCGATATGCACAGACGTAGGAGGAATGGCAGATTTTCTAAATAGGGGGGAGGGTGTTCTGGTTCACTCCAGAGAGGAGCCTGTGTTTGGAATGATGGACACTTTTGACGATCTATATACTGCCAACGAAACTTGGCAATCAATAGACCCCATTGGTTTAAAACAGGCAATGAGGTACATCTATCGCCTTCACACCAGTGACGCCTTCTTGTCTATGCAAGAAAAAGGAAGAGAACGGCTTGAGGAATATTCTTATGAGTCCGTGGGGAACCTAATAAAGAAAGCTCTTGATGTCGATTAGCTCTGTATCATCTCTAACAAAAGCGGCTACTCATAAAGAGGGTGAGCCTCTGAATATACTCACGTTTCCTACACATGAGCGATACGAAACCAGCTTGGCAAAAACTGGTCATAATTTTTATGCATACAGAGCCGAAGGAATAAAGAACTGGAATACAAACTACGGAAAAATACCCCCAAACTACAACCTGCTTGATGAAAGTCTAGGCGCTAAACAAATCCCCCTTCACTTGGATTTCGACATAGTTCTTTCTCAGAATAAATTCGGACAATACCAAATAGCTAGACAAATTGCAAATACTCTGCACCTACCCCTAGTCAGCTTAGAACACACGCTTCCGGTTCCTGATTGGCCGGATGATACGCTGTTCTCCTTAAGGGAGATGCGTGGAAATATTAACCTGTTTATTTCTGAATACAGTCTCGGTAGATGGGGATGGGAAGATAGAAACGATACATTTGTAATACACCACGGAGTAGATACGAAGCTATTTAAACCGGACAAACAAATAGAAGAGAGAGAAAATCATATTTTGTCTGTGGTTAACGATTGGATAAATCGAGATTGGTGCTGCGGATTTGAAATATGGCAAAGGGTTATTAAGAATTTTCCATTTCATGTTATTGGTGACACTCCGGGGTTGTCAGAACCAGCAGAAAGTATCGAAGAACTATCTAACTTTTACGCCAACAGCAGAATCTTTTTAAATACCTCTACAATTTCTCCAGTGCCAACATCACTGCTAGAGGCCATGGCCTGTGAGTGTGCTGTTGTTAGTACCGCAACCTGCATGATTCCAGAAATTATAGAAAATGGCGTCAACGGATTTATCAGCAATGATGAAGATGAGCTTAGAGAGTATTTAGTTCTTTTGCTAAATGATGAAGATACTGCTATTGAAATGGGCAAGAGGGCTAGGGAAACAGTGTTAGAAAAATTCTCAGAAGATACATTCATAAACAATTGGAAGCAATTTTTAGATGTAGCTTCTCAAGCATGTTTTAGGGGATAGAAATGCGAGTTAGCATAACGGTTGGGGCGACACAATTCAAAAACGGATACTTGAACATCGACCCGATCTCCGAAGAAGGTGGTGAGTTAGTCGGAACCAGATATCATCAAGACAATTTTGACGGAAGCATAAAGGCTGATGTACGCAATTTAGATGACGTGGTTATGGATTCAGAGTGTGTGGAAATTATAGCCGAGAATGTTTTGGATTATCTTGTGTTTGATGAAGCAAGGTCTGCAATAGCACACTGGGTAAAAAAGCTTCGACATGGAGGAAGGATTGTTATTTACGGGACGGAGCCTTACGAGGTTTGCAAGCAGCTAATACAGAGAACAATCGATATAGAACAATTTAACCACTTGATCCATGGAGAATTTACACAACCTTGGGATGTCAAGTTGAGCCACATGTCTATGAGCGATTTGCAAAACGAATTAGAATCTCATGGAGTAAAAATTCTCAAGAAGAGGGTTAATGGATTTTCAATGGTAGTAGAAGGTGAAAGACCATGACAGATTTTTCAGACGCATTTACGCAGGAAGACGGCGAGCAAAGAAAGTATTTTGAAGACGTTGCAAAGGAATCAGGCATACAGGGACTTTTTACTTCTTGTGAAGACTGCGTGTTCGCGTCTTATGAAAACAAGACGCAGACATCATGCAAATTAAATCGGATAAAAAAATTCAGAGAGAAAAATATCGAAGTTATTGAAGCTGAAAATGAAGACAACGAATTCTATGTCGTAAAATCTTTCTGCAACTGTTACAGAAATATAGAATGGGGAGACAACCATGCCGATCACGAGCTATCCATCTACAATGAAAACAGAATTAGATGGAGCGCTATTATTATTGTTGGAAATGGAAAATTAGAATCCGAAGCTTCAGAGAAAGATGTCTCGTCATTTCTGAAGAACTTAGAAAAGACCTGTATCAGTATAAAAGAACAGAGCATACCTCCAGTTATTGTTGTTGTATCCAATAATTCTGACATGTTACCATTTGATATCGCACACAAGGCGCACGAAATGTTTGACAGAACCGGAATCGATTTTTATGTTTCCAACATAGTAGAACCCGGTTTAACAGACCTACAATGTATTGATGATTCGTTTCTTAAGTGTAAAAACGGATTTTATTCCGTTTTCAAGAGCGGCCACTCGCTTAAACCAGATCTGTTCGAATCTCTCAACAGCGTGATAAATAATGAACTGGAAAAGGTCGCTTTTATTAGGGGATATGACGGCATTAATGGCACTACGGTTCAGGCTGCCATGCACAAATATCTAGGCGGAAACTTCTCCATGTCCGTCGAAGAAAAAATAGTCAAAATTTGCTCCGAAGATGGGTCCAGTAGCCTCATAAGAGACTGGAAGGAACTGTATGAATTTTCCTAGAGTTACAGTGATGATACCTAATCATAATGATGAGCAGTACATACAAAAGGCAATAGACAGTGCGTTAAATCAAGATTACTTGGGACCGCTGAGAGTTTGTGTGGTAGATGACGGGTCTAGCGATGGCTCATGGGATCTCATAAATTCGCTATTTGAAAATATCGACTCTGTTGAAAGAGTGCAAGATCTTTCAACTATTAAGGGGGTGAGAAAAAATAGATCATTCATAGCCATCAAAAGACCACAGGCTGGAGGCCCAAGCGAGGCAAGAAATACTGGCATTGATTTTACTTTAAACGACACAGATATTTATGCCATGCTAGATTCCGACGATGAATTCTACACAAAAAAAGTAAACACTTGTGTGGATATTTTTGTTAAAGACTCTGGCTCAGTTGGGGTTGTTTACGGTGATTACGATACATATAATACAAACACTGGAATAATGATAAGGGAGTTCAAGGAGCCATTTAACAGACGAAGATTGGTAAACGAATGTATAATCCACAGCGGAAGCGTTGTAAGTAAAGAGGCTCTTGTAGCAACTAAAGAAGACACTGGGTATTACGATAAAAATATGAGAACGTGTGAAGATTATGACTTGTGGATGAGGATAAGTGAACTATTTATGATTGTTCATGTAGCCGAAGCCCTGACTATGGTTAGAGTTACGGGGGCTAATTCTAGCTTTATCATTGACAGTGAGACTTGGCAAAAAAACTGGAAAAGAGTCATGGAAAAATTCCACCAAAGAAATAATGCGTACTAATAGATTTACAACCTTCGCCAAAAAACTTGGCCCCGGAATAACAGATCAAAACCTTTCTGTCATTATCCCGGTTGCAGGTATGGGCCACAGGATGAAATCCTACGGGCCTAAGTGCTTGCTGCACACAGACGCAAAATATACTATAATAGAACGCATAGTCTATAATGTGTACGAAATATATCCTCATTCGGATATCATTACTGTAGTAGGATTCGAAGCCGATAAAGTAATTAAAATTCTACCTAGAGACATAAGGATTGTAGAAAATCAGTTGTATGAAGGTACTAATGTTGTAGAAAGTTTAAGATTGGCACTGAACAATGCGATTCATGGTGATGTGCTCATTATTTATGGAGACTTAATATTCAATCCAGAGACTCTAGTGGGCATAGCAGAACATGAGTCATGTGCTGTTGTTGATACAAAGAATCGTTTTAAAAACGAAGAGATAGGAGTGACTATAGTAGACAATAATATAACCAATTTTGCATATGGACTAGACACTAAGTGGGCGCAAATAATATACTTAACCGGTCTAGAATTGGATTATTTTAGAGAGCTTTGTTATGACAGAAAAAAGAACAGAATGTATCCATTCGAACTCCTGAATATAGTTATCAATAAGGGTGGCAAAATTAAGACTGTGGAGCCAGACAAAATGGAGATAATGGAAGTGGATTCTTTGAGGGACTTAGAAGAATGAAAATAATGATAGCCAGCGATGGACCACATGCCCATTATTATATAAGGATTGGATGGGCTAAGGTTATGCAAGCCATGGGACATCAGTGCATCTTGTGGGATATACATTCTAAACCCAGCTTTGACGCATTCGATGAGTTTGAACCTGACATTTTTATTGGCCAGACGTATAATTTAGACAAGGGCGTTTTTAATTGTATCAAAGAGCGTCCACATCTAAAGGTGGTGATGCGGGCTTCTGACTGGGGCGATACGCAAGATGACATTGATCTTGAACAGTATCCTGTCTTGGTTGCTCGACCAGAAGAAGTTGATCTGGTTGAGAAACTTATGCAGGAAACCGGAAAACCCGACTTTGTTTACAATCACTATCACGATAAGTGGATTTTAAAGACCCACAATAAATGGAAGTCCATCGGCGTAAAACCTATTTCCATGTTACACGCCGCTGATATATTCGAATATTCTGGTGGAAAAGAAGTAAACTTTCTAAAGTGCGATGTGTCATTTATTGGAGGATACTGGCCATATAAGGCTAGGTGTTTAGACCCTTATCTTGTAAGATTATGTCATCCTGTAGGCAAATACAACATAAAAATTTATGGAAACCAGAACTGGCCAGTAATCCAACACTTGGGAAGACTGGATGAAAAGCATGTTAGGGACACTTTCTGCTCATCTGTTATATCGCCCAACATCAGTGAACCACACTCGCAGGATTTTGGATATGATATAATAGAACGGCCATTTAAGGTTCTTGCTGCTGGCGGATTCTGCATATCTGACTACGTGCAATCCATGGCAGAAGATGTATTTAATAACGAGGAAATCGTGTTTGCCAAGACCCCCGACGAATTCGAAGATAAGATAAGATATTATCTCAGACACCCAGAAGAAAGACTGCCGTACATAAAGCGAGGGCATGACGCCATACTGAATAAGCATACCTATTTTCATAGGGTTTCTAAAATCTTTACAGAGTTGGGCCTCTTCAAAGAGGCTGACCGATGCATAAATTTGCTTGATGATGCAGTAGGAAAAACAAAATGAAAGTACTAGTCACAGGAGCTACTGGATTCTTGGGCCAAAGACTGGTGATGAACCTTTTAAAAGGTGGAGATCACGAAGTTGTCACAATGAGCAAGAAACCTATTTTCGCAACTATGACCAAACACTATTGCTGTGATCTGGGTTTTACCAACCCCGACAGTAAGCACTACTCTTTCTTTAACAGCGTCTGCAAATCAGAAATGCCAGACATAATTTTTCACCTTGCCGGAAATCCCCTGAGTAGACTAGACGAACAATATCCCCACTCCATCCTAGTCGATAACATAATAGGCACTCAGAAGGTTCTGCATTATGCTCCTCAAAACTGCCGCGTTGTTTTAGCATCAACGGTTATTGTTTATGGAGATTGGCTTTTAAAAGAAACCCCAGACGCACGATACCAAGAGTCTTTTAAAACAGACCCTACCTCTGTATACGGAATGACAAAAAGGGCAGCGGAAAGCTTGGTAGAAATATATACATCTTCTGAAAGAGTCAACGGTGTTTCTTTGAGATTATGTGCCACAATCGGACCCAATCTAACACATGGCGTTATAAAAGATTTTATGACCAAACTAAAATCCCCAAGCTCGCATCTTGAAATATTAGGAGATGCTCCGGGGTCCACAAAACCCTACTGTCATATAGACGACGCCATTTCTGCGCTTAAGCTTATAGGATTTTCTGAATTATCTGGAGTGTTTAACGTTGTTCCAGATGACACGATCACTATAGAGGAGCTTGCTCATTGCGTCATGGATAATTTTAATATTCATAAACCAATCAGGTGGTTGGGAGAAGGAGCAAACTGGAAAGGTGATAACAGATCCATACAGATAAGCAATAAAAAACTAAAGATCGCTGGATGGAACCCTAGTTTTCCTAAATCCGAAGACGCCATTAAAGAAGTGGTAAGGTCATTCTACAATGAAAATACTATACATTCCGATAATAAATGAGTCTCATATACACAGTGCTCAAGCTGGAGATTATCAAGCGGACTCTCTTTTTCATGGCCTGAGATGTCTACTTGGTGAAGACGTGGTTGATGGCTACAAAATGTGGCATCTGTATAAGAGTCTAAAAGACACCCCTGAGATAATTCCACAACTGTGGGGTAAAGGCTTTACTATCTATGGTTTATTACCAGACGACTATATCGACAGAGATGACATTGGTAGAAAAATAGTCAATCACTACTATGATTACTTAGTAATGCCGATCCATCATACACTTAACGGGAAATACGAGCCAGTATTAGAAATTTTAGAATCAGTCAGGTTGTATTACGACAGGGATGAGTTAATAATAGTTGATGGGTGGGATAGGTGCGATATTAACAAAGAAATATCAAAACGTGGCATCTATTTTAAAAGAGAACTGTTTGAACGATACTCCGGTGTAGCTCTTCCGATTTCCTTCTCTATCCCAGAAGAAAAAATTTGCGAGTCGCTTGAAAAAAGTTTTGACTTTGCTCCGCTAGTTCCTAATTGCAACGGGGAACACGCTGATAGCTATACTTATGACAACGAAAAAGATTATTATGATGATTACAGAAAGAGCTATTTTGCATACACTTGCAAAAAGGGCAGAGATGAAATGATAACAGAGGGGTGGGACTGTATGAGACATTATGAAATATTAGCTTGTGGATGTGTCCCATTCTTCACAGATATAGAGAAGTGTCAAACTCATACTCTAGCTAGATTTCCCAAAGATCTGTGCATCGAAGCTAAAAAACTATCAGGTGTTTACCCCGGAACTAAAGAAAAATATGATCCAGATAAAGAAACATTTATAGGAACAGCAAAAGAGATCCTGCCCGGAAAAAAAAGAGGCGATATTGATTTCTCAAAATTCGACTCAGTTCGGTATAATGATATTAGGGAGCAGCTAATCCACCACACTAGAGAAAAGTTGACAACGGTAAGCACGGCCAAAGACTTTCTGGACAGGATAAAAACATGGGGTTAACCATAGACAAGGCGTTCTGTTTATGCGTAGATAAACGGCAGGATCATTGGGAAGATCTGGAGAATCAGTGCGTCCTAAAAGGGATTTCGTTTGAGAAATTTGTGGTGGGCGACGGCAAGGTCTTGCCACATCACATGTATAATTACGTAGACGATCCAGATCCAAAAGTAGACACTTGGACATACGGCCATCCTGACGATGGAACGTGGGTAAACCATTACAATGCTTTCATTTCGCATCAGAGGATAATTCAAAGGGCCAAAGACCAAAGACTTAAAAACTTCTTGATGCTTGAAGACGACGCCTATTTTACTGACAGATATAACTTTGTATTGAGTAGTGTTAGTCATCATTTTGAGGGGGATGAACCCTTGGAATGGGATATGATCTATCTTGGCTGGTGGATTGGCCATGAAGACGATGAATGGAACAAGGAAATAGAAGATGAGTTCGCCAAAAACAAATTCACTGCCCTCGCAAGAATTTTTACTAACACTGGAGGCCTGCATGGTGTCCTAATAAAGGATACCATTTATGATCTCCTACTAAGACTCAATCCAGTAGCCCCCATAGATATGCAACTAAACACCCTATACCATCACGGCCCACGAAGCATAAAATCTTGGGTAATAATTCCAAAGATAATACATGATAAGGGCCTATTCAGCGAGTGCGAACAAAATGAGAGTCCGAGGTCAATTATATGATTCCGTTATTTATTTCATCAAAGAATAGGGCTAGTCAGTTGAGGTTGCTTCTTGAAAGCCTACACAGAAACTCCTCAGATTTGTTTGAGATTACGATTCTTTTTGCGGCTACCGATGAAGACTACATGCTTGGCTACAATAAGCTTATTGAAGAGGAAATTATTCCAGATATTCAATGGCTTCCAGAGGGCCAGTGTCCCACTCCGGGCCTCTTTACGCAACAGTTTTATCACTATCTTAAGGAAAACAATAACATCTTCGCGTTGATGGTGGATGACAATCTTCTCTACAGAAAAATAGATATAACAGAAGACAGAGTTCAGGAAATTCTAGATAACGAAACCTTTTGTTTTAGTTTAAGACTGGGAGAAAATACCGTAGTCCAAAACCACCTAACCAGAGAAACGCAACAGCCACTCGATGATTCAGATATAAAAGAAGATCATGCAAAGTGGAGCTATATGGACAGAAGTGGGCAGTTCGAAGACTATGCGATACCCTTTAGCTGGGATGGCGGAATATATAGAACAAAAGATGTGCTAGATGCTTTTGACGGGACCGACTTTACTAATACAGATCACACATGGGCGCCTCTTCCCCATAGAACAGAATCCTATATGTATCAGAACATGGAAAAAATATCCCACAAGCCAATGATATCTTCTCCGAAACATAGTCTTATTGTTGGCATGGATTACAATAAGGTTATTAATGTTCAGAGTAATGGTGGGGCTAAGTTCAGAGCAGACGAAAAGGGTTTAAACGATCTTTATCTAAAAGGGTTTGTTATAGACTTTGATTCTATGAATTTTTCCGAAATAGAAAGCTCACATGAAGAAGTGCCATTTAAGTTGAGGAAGATGTAATGAACTTCACCTTTGGTATTATTACAAACCCAACCGGCGATGCTCCACACTATGTCCAGCAAGCTATACTTTCTATATATAGACAAAGTATACCCATGACAAACTGCGAAATCATAGTGGTGGGTGGGGAGTATGATGGGTTGATGAAGGTAATGACTAATTTTTCCTCACACGTTGGAACACTGCGTCATGTTTCTTTTGATGAATCCGTAAAAGAGGGCTGGATAACAAGGAAGAAAAATATAATCACAGAAAAAGCTAAGCATGACAACATAGTGTTTATGCACGACTACGTTATGCTTAGCGACACATGGCATGAAGAATTCATAAAGTTTGGAAACGATTGGGATATATGTATGACCTCCATTATCAATTCCAATTTCAAACGGTATAGAGACTGGACAACATATGACCATCCGAATATTGACCCTAAGAATAGGCAAGTGGTGCATAATCCAATATCATGGATACAATATGAGCCTTGGTGTACCAATGGACTAAAAGTGGATGGCGGCGGGACATTAATGCCATATGATTATGATGGTGGACATATGTATATCTCCGGTGCTTATTGGTTGGCTAAGAAGCATGTTATGGAAGCGGAGCCGCTAAACGAAGATTTAAAACACAGCGAGGCCGAGGATGTCGAGTGGTCGTTGAGAGTAAGAGATAAATACAAGTACGTTATGAACGAAAGATCCAAGGTCCACCTTCTAAGGTATAAACCCCTAGATGAATCTTGGTTTAGACTTTTGCAATTTTTGAAAGACGACAATGATAAAAGTAATTATTTTTGATCTAGACGGTGTATTGGTAGAGGCTAGATCGATACACTATGAAGCCCTTAATAGGGCACTATCTTCTATCGGGGAAGAGTTTGTAATCAGTAGGGAGGAGCATCTTGCTTCATATGATGGTCTTCCCACAAGAAAGAAGCTAATCAAACTGACCGAGGAAAAGGGATTACCGGAAGAATACCATGACAAAATCTGGAGAATGAAACAGAAATGCACTGCTGACGTAATTGAGGACTTGGTTTGGCCAGAAGACCATGTAGATATAAAAAACGCCATCTTAAACTTAAAGGATGATGGATATAAAATATACTGCGCATCAAATTCAATAAGATCCAGTTTAGAATTGATGCTATCTTGTGCTGGATATATAAATCATATAGACAAATTCTTTTCAAATGAGGACGTTCTCTATCCTAAGCCACATTCAGAAATTTATTTGACGTGCATGGTTGATGCTCACGTAAACCCAAAAGAATGTTTGATCATAGAAGATTCTCACATTGGTCGCAAGGCTGCTCATGAATCAGGTGCTCATGTGTTGGGGGTATCTGGACTATCTGATATAACGTATAACAACCTGTCCAAAGCAGTAGATAAGGCTAACAAGCAAAATAAAAAGAAACTGTTTAAACCCAAATGGCAAGGAGGAGAAATGAAAGTTCTCATCCCAATGGCCGGTGCTGGATCACGCTTTGAAAAGGCTGGCTATACTTTTCCCAAGCCGCTCATTGAAGTCAATGGCAAACCTATGATTCAACTAGTGGTAGAGAACCTCAATATTGATGCTCAACATATTTTCATAGTGCAAAAAGAACACTACAACAGATACAATCTACAGTACTTATTAAATCTTATATCCCCCAACAACGTTATTATTCCAGTAGAGGGGCTGACCGAAGGTGCCGCATGCACAACCCTATTAGCAAAAGAATTTATAGACAATAATGAGCCTTTGCTTACAGCAAACTCTGACCAGTTTGTTGAATGGGACAGCAACGAGTTCTTGTATTCAATGCAAGCTGACGAAGTCGATGGTGGCATACTAACTTTTGAATCCGTTCATCCCAAATGGAGTTTTGCCAAAACTGATGAAGACGGTTTTGTGACTGAGGTTGCAGAAAAGAAACCAATCTCTAATAACGCTACGGTTGGTATATATTATTGGTCGAGAGGGAGTGACTATGTTAAGTACGCAGAACAAATGATAGAGCGAAACACTAGAGTCAATGGCGAATTTTATGTCTGTCCGGTATACAATGAAGCTATTGAAGACAACAAAAAGATTAAGACTTTTAACGTAGAAAAAATGTGGGGACTCGGTACGCCAGAAGACCTAAAGGTATTTATTAATGAATCCAATTATAGTCATTCCAGCTAGGTTGGAGTCTACTAGGCTCCCGAACAAGCTCCTTCTAAGAAAGAGTGGTCATCCTCTTATCTGGCATACGATAATGCAAGCCGAAAAGACTGGTCTACCTATAGCAGTAGTTACTGACAGTCAAAAAATTTTTGCTTTGGTTAACCCTTTCTGCATTCCCATAATGACAGGCCATCATAATAGTGGTACTGAAAGAATAGCGGAGGCAATGCAGCAATCGTTTTTTGGAAGATATGATTTTGTTGTTAATTGGCAGGGGGATGAGCCAGAGTTTCCCCCGTATCGCGTTACAGAGCTATTAACGGAGCTTGAGGACGCTCCTATAGGTACGTTTGCCACGTTTGCCACACCGGAAGAAACCGACGATCCAAATACGGTTAAGGTCAGCGTGGATGCAAATAGTAACGCTGTTGACTTCACAAGACAACCCATACCCGCCTACAAACACATGGGAATTTATGCGTACAGCACAGAATTTCTGAAAAACTTTACTTCTATGGAAGAAAGCCCCAGAGAGAAGGAGGAAAATCTTGAACAGTTAAGATGGATGGATAATGGCTACAAAATTAAGGTAAAAGTTATATCTGAATCTACCGTTGGTATAGATACTCAAGAAGATTACGAAGACTGGAAAAAATAATGTGTGGAATACATGGAATCGTAGGCTCTCATAGAGACTCCATTACCAAGATGATAAAAGCTTCACACCATAGAGGCCCAGATGCCAATGGTGTTTATTGTGACGATAATATAAGCCTAGGACATAACTTGTTGGCTATTACAGAGGATTCACATCTTTCAAAGCAGCCTTGGGTTATTGACGATAGATTTGTTCTTGTTTACAACGGGGAAATTTACAACTATCTTGACTTAAAAGAACAACTAAAGAAACATTTTACTTTCAAGACGGTTTCCGACACAGAAGTTCTGGCTAGAGGGCTTCAGTTGGAAGGAGAAGAGTTTCTTCATAAGCTTGAAGGCATGTATGCATTGGCTTGGTATGATAAAGATAACAAGTCCTTGGTGTTGGCTCGTGACAGTTATGGTATCAAGCCCCTATATTACGTTGATACAGCAAACAAGCTGGCGTTTTCTTCAACTATAAAGTCTCTACTGTCTGTGGGAATTGATTCCAAAATAGATCATATGGGACTGGAATTATATAACCACTTTGGATATATCCCCGGACCAAAAACGCTATTCAATGATGTAACAAAGCTATATCCGGGTCAAGTCTTAAAAATTGACCTGAAGAACAATCGTCTGCTGGCGGATTTTCATACGCATAAACAATTAAAAACAGTTAATCACTTTAACTCTAAAGATTTTAGAAATAGTGTGTCTGATGCAGTAAAAAAATGTATGATGGGAAAAAGGCCAATCGGCCTATTCCTAAGCGGGGGTATGGATTCTTCTGTTGTGTTACACGAACTGTGTCAGTTTGGTAAACCAAGAACGTTTACGACAAGATTTGTTTGCAGCGGAGATGCAAGTGATTGCAATTTTAATGACGATGCTAGAGTCGCTATGCAGCTAAGCAAGCATTATAAAACTGATCACTTTGAATTGTTGATCTCTTTCGATGACTGGATTGAAGCGAGAGAAAAATGTATAGGAGTACTAGAAGAACCTAAGTACAACAGGAGCATCTCGGCTTACTATCTAATGAATCAAGCTATGGCAGATCAGGGTATTGTTGTCACATTATCTGGAGACGGTGGAGATGAATTATTTACAGGATATGGCAGACATAATAAATTTGCCAACAGTAGCTTAAGAAGGAACTATCCTCGTGTTTCCAAAAGAGACATCATTAGTGAGTGGTGCTGTGTTACTAGGCTGGCTTCAAATGACCCGTGTCAGAAAAATGTATTGGACTATATGGAAGACTGGATTCCAGATATGTTTTCAGATGACCACGTAAACAATTGTCTTTTCTTGGAGGGGATCAACCATTTACCAGAGGACTACCTTATACGAAATGATCAACTGGGAATGAATTTTTCCATGGAGGCAAGATTCCCACTGCTGGTAGACAGCTTCAGGCATTATGCCCTCAACCTTTTTTCCAACTCTAAAATCAATCCGATTAAAAAACAAATCAAGATACCCTCTAAATTGGCCTATGGAGGCATTTTACCAGAATACGTGATACATAAAAGAAAGACCGGATGGACTGTACCCCATAGTGATTGGTTTAAATCATCAAGATTTCGTAACGAATTTGTAAATCCAATTATAGACGATGAGTATTACCCTCCAATAAATGAGGCCACAAAAAACTGGAAGGGAGATCTAAAGCAGACAATAAATATGGTACACTTTAAAATGTGGGCAAAAACTTTCGAGGCAACACTATGAAAATTTTTATCGGATGGGACTCTAGAGAAGATGATGCTTACAATGTCTGTGTTCACACCCTGCTCAAACATTCTTCAATACCTCTTGAAATTTTCCCGCTAAAACGGATTCCTCTACGTGATTCCGGCCTCTACAAAAGAGAAGAGGGTGACGTATCTACAGAGTTTGCTTTCACTAGGTTCTTAACACCACGCCTTTCTAATTACTTAGGATGGTCACTTTTTATTGACTGTGATTTTCTCTTTACAAGAGATGTTGCTGAGTTGTACAATATGCGAGACAATGATTTTGCCCTAATGTGTGTCAAGCATGACTATACCCCGAAGGATTCCGTAAAAATGGATGGTCAGAAACAGGTGGCCTACCCCCGCAAAAACTGGTCAAGCTGTATTCTTTGGAACTGCGGCCACGAATCAAACCAGACATTGACTCCAGAAGTAGTAAATACTGAGTCAGGTGCTTTTTTGCATAGATTTCAGTGGCTAGACGACAAGGAGATAGGGGAGATCCCCTTGGAGTGGAACTGGCTTGAGGGCGAGTATGATAAACCTGAGAAACCACCAGCAGTAATCCATTACACCAACGGCGGGCCATGGTTTAAAGAATGTCAAGATGTTAACTATGCAGATTTGTGGAATGAATCCCTAAAAGAAATTACAAATGAGTAGCACATTATACGTCACGACTTTTAATGAGCATCTTTTTTTGGCAACTGGATCCAAAATGGTCCACTCCTTTAACAAAGTGGGAATGGAGGGGGATCTATTTATTGCATATGAAGACGGCATAAAAATTCCAAAGATAGATAATCGAATCTTATTCGATATGGACAACGATCCATTCCTGTTAAGCTGGTTAAAAGAAAATGAAGACATAATTCCCCAGAAATACGGGGGCAAAGTTCCCCTGTGTGATAAAAGATGTCCAGATCCAAACAACAACTGGAAGGGACATCGTGAGGGCTGTTTAAACGGAAGATACCATTCCAGAGTTTCTCATTGGTTCAGAAAAATAGTGGCGATGAAAGTCGCAATGAAAAAATACGCAGAAAATTATGACATAGTGGTGTGGTGTGATTGCGATATAGTATTTAAAGAGAGGCTGCCAGCATCATTTATCGCAGAAGTGCTGGGAGACTATGGGGCTTTCTATTTTATGGGGCCTCACAGAAAATCAGTGAAGAGCGGTGTAGAGTCAGGATTTATAGCCTTTTCAAAAGCTAACGGTGGTTATAAATTCATAGAAACCATAATTGATAAATATGAGGATGGCAGCTTTCGTGATTATTCTAGGAGGGACGACAGCCACCTTTTCGAAAAAGTTTTTAACGAGGTGAGTGTGTCGTCTCTTGATTTAGTTACACATAGTCGTAAAGGTACGGATGTTATGCAGGAAAGTATTTTTCACACATATTTTGATCACCACAAGGGGGAACACTGGAAGAGGTTTGACGTGTAATGTCTAAGATTTTGAGAAGGTCGCCAATGAATAGCACTCTCTACGTCACCTCTTTTAATGACGCACTATTCGCAGCGACTGGGTCCAAATTAATTCATAGTTTCCATGAAAGAAACGTAGAAGGGGATATATTTATTGCTTACGAGAATGGTGTAAAAATTCCAGCGTTTGATCAAAACAATCAACGGATAAACAACCGAATCCTTTATAAGATGGACCATGACCCCTTCTTACTAAGGTGGTTAGAAAAAAATGCGGACATAATTCCTCAAAAACATGGGGGAAAGGCTCCGCTGTGTGATGAATGTCCCAACCCTAACGACAATTGGCAGGGACATGTTGAAGGATGTTTAAATGGGACTTACCATTCCAGAGTATCTCACTGGTTCAGGAAAATAGTTGCCCTTAAAGCTGCCTTGGATTTCTACAAAGATGATTACGATATAATCGTTTGGTGTGACTGTGACATAGTCTTTAAAGAAAGGCTAACAAAAGACTTCATCCTTGAAGTTCTAGGAAACCACGGAGCTTTCTATTTTCTGGGTCCACACAGAAGAGAAGTTAAAAGTGGAGTGGAATCAGGATTCATGGCGTTCTCTAAAGCTAATGGTGGATATCAATTTATAACAACTGTCATTGATAAATATGAAGATGGAACCTTTCGTAATTATCAGAGGAGGAATGACGGATACATTTTTGAAAAGGTTTTTAACGAGGTGAATGTGCCTTCTCTTGATTTAGTTACACATGGTCATAACGGTATGGATGTTATGAATGAAGGTATTTTTCACACATATTTTGATCATCACAAAGGCGTTCACTGGAGAGAGCATGATGTGTAATGTCTAGAGTTTTGTATGTAACAACGTTCAATAAACGTTTATACACGGCAACTGGCCGAGATATGCTTCAGGGGTTTCAAGAAAGTGGAACCGAGGGAGATTTTTTTATTGCCTACGAAGACAATATAGGAGAACAAATTCCAGATTCAGACCGCTTTATTGTTCGAAAAATGGATGATGATCCTTTCCTGAATGACTGGCTTAAAAAGAATGAAGATATAATACCAGCGTCTCGTGGTGGCAAATGTGAAGAGGTGCTGGAATCGGGAAAGATTGACATCGAACTCGCTTTGAGGTTTGAAAGCAAATTTCATAAAAGGTTTGCTGACTGGTTTAGAAAAATAGCTGCTTTAAAAATGGCTATGGATTACAAAGATAACTATGACGCTTTCGTTTTTTTAGACTGCGATGTTGTATTTCGTAAAACAATAACAGAACATGACATGTTGGGAGTATTCGCGGGGATACCTAGAGGAGTTGCAGTATTCTATCACATGGGGGAATGGCGTGAAAGCCATGGCAGAGGCGTGGAGTCAGGGATAATAGGCTTCCACATGAAGAACGGAGGAGATGTGTTTTTGGAAAAGGTTTTCGACAAATTTACCAGCGGGGAATTCAGGAACTATAAAAGATGGGACGACGCATGGGCTTTTACGATGGTCCTCGAAGAGAACCCTGATATACACACAAGAGATTTAGTTAATATCAGACGCAGTGGTGGCCACGTAGTTCATCTTGGCCATCTCGGAGAGTTTCTGGAACACAAAAGGGG